CAGGACATGTGGTTGTTCATCTTGGAGAACGTGAAGAAGACGCAGTTGTGCCGGTTGAAGGAGGAGTGCCGGCGACTGGTCCGGGAGAAGGTTGAGGATCGAGGTGCGTTGCACCGAGCCTTGGATGACCTAGTGCAGTTGAAGTTGATCCGCAGGAGGTATGAGAAGTCTTGGGATGAGGTGTGGGTGAACCCCGAGGCTGTTCACCCTTATGGGCTCAAAGGAAATGCCTTGACGGACGCCATTGCTTCTTTCTATGCCGGGACCATGACCGATGACCCGGGCCCGATGATGAGGAGAGAGCCATGACGGGCGCTGGAGTATTCACCCAGGTCAGGGACCTCTTCGCCACCCTGCCTGACCCAACTACGAACTGGTGCGTCTTGAACTGGGAAGAGTACGCGGCCCTTGGGGGCACCGAGGATGGCTGGAACAGGTTGGCTGCATGTGCTTTAGACGAGAACGACCGCGACGACACCCTGCACCTTCTGTGCACTCACCATGAGGAGAAACCATGACCTTCACCCAATCTGCCTGCCAGATACCTAAGAACAAGATCGCCAACCTGATCAACTCCTACTGGAGAGCGGTCAATGAAGCGGCTGCGGCCAAACAGAAAACCAGGGACCTCACCTTGGAGATGGCCGAAATGGCTGTTGAACTGGGGATGTCCCAGAGTGCCATAGTCGGTGGCGCCCGACCTGAAGTTTTCCTGGATGGGTTTCTGGCTGGCGCAGGCGTCCTCCCCCTCGCTCGCACCACATCCAAGGAAGGGGACTTGTCATGAGCAACGTATACGTCACTTTCGAGCCGGCGACACCCTACCTCATGAACCTCAAGGTGGCCCTTGGCGGCATCGACCAGGACATTAAGGCACTCCGTGAGACGCAGGAAAGGCTGGGGGAAGGGCTCAAACTGCTCTGCGAGACCAGGGATGCCATCAAGAACTCAATTGCCAGGATGGGGTAGCCATGATCCAGCGTCTGATCGGACTCGCCAAGTTTTTGGTTATTGCCGGCGCCATGCTAGTGGCTATTCTGTTTGCGCCTCCTCTGCCCGAGGATGAACCCGAAGGAGACCAGTAGATGAATGCGCGGGAGAAACACCAAGGGGACGAGTCGGGGTGGTGCGCCCTGTGCGGCGAGATCACCCGGACCAAGAACTGTGCCGACAAGGCAGGCAACCCCGAGATTTGGGTCTGCCGTAGCTGCTGGAAGCCTAGTTTCCTGGTTGACCTGGTGGAAGCCAAGAACCGGGTCAGGGAACTGGAGTCCATCTTCGCTACCTGGAACGACTGGTTCAAGGGTGGGCCCTACCGCATCGAGGAAGACCAGATTGGTAACCGTCAGACCGGCCCAACGTAATTAATTAATTTCTATTTTCTTTGGAGAATTAATTATGGACTTCATGGAAGTGAACCTGGCCGACATCACCCTCCTGGAAGCAGGGGGGGTGATCACCGATCTCAGGGATGCTCTTAACCGGGCCCAGGTCCAGGTGGCTGCTGCGGGGTTCATTCGTCCGGGGTCCAAGGTTACCGTTCTCCTGCACCGACCCGAGGTGGACAAGGTTCTGCATGTGCAGTCCGTGGACTTCAAGAAGGACGGCGTGGTCATCCATGCCACTGAGGGGGTCTGACTATGTGGGAGGTCACTGAACACCCCAAGGGACAACCACCACGAGCCAGCGTGGCTCATGACCCCAAGGAAGTGAATATGCTCCTGCGGCTCACCCCGGAGCAGGGTTACTACACCATCAACCGGGTCCAGGCTACCCACCATGCCCAGACACTGGAGACATCGTGAAATTCACCATCGAAAAGTATGTTGACCCGGGCCTATGGATGTTCGGCATTGTGTCGATCATCTACCCCGGGACAAGCGAGAGGACATGGGCAATCCACGTTTGGAACCGCGCCCTCATTTTGTTCCCCAAGTCCAAAGGATACCGACTATGAAGGAATGGCGCGTCTATTCAAAGCAAGAACCAGGGTCCGACCACCGGGGGGTCATCATCTGGTGGCCGGCCTGGGACGAGCGCGAGGCCAAGGATTGGTTTCGGGAGAACGTGGAGGGTTCAACCCCAGACCATTTCTATTTTGGAGCCACTTTGGAACTGGCGGAATTTGAGTCTGACCTAGAGAGGGCCATCCGTGAACGGGACGAAGCTCGCACCCGGGTCGCGGAACTGATCGCCACCGAGCGTGAAAACGAAAAACTCTGGAAGTGCCTTGGCAACCGTTGATCTTGTCAAGATGCAGTAGTCAAGGATTCCTTGACACCTCGGTTCACCCTTCCCGAACGCGCAAGCGTGATCGCAAGCGGTAACCCGCCAGCAAATCGGCTCTGGTGGGTTGTGCTGAACAAAACCCGCTATCAGAAACGGAAAGACTCTTGAGGGGGTCTTGCGGTCAGGGCGAACTGGAGTATTCTTTAATCACATGGAGGGAACGTGATTCACGATTTGAGTCCGATGACGCCGCAGAAAGCCATGGGTTGGCTAGAAGACAGGGTGGCCTTGAAGTCCCCCGAAGCCGAAATGATCAAGAACATCATCAAGACCTTCAGCCATCAGGCCAGATTGTATGAAATATCGGCCCGCACTGCACTGAACGTCCTGCGGATCCACCAGGACGACCCTTCGATCCCCAAGGACGCGCTTCTGGCGGTCCTGGCACCCATCAAGGTCATCATCGCCCAATACCCAACCGCACCCAACGGCCACAAGCCGGCCACTGGGCCCGTCCAAGAACCGGGGTCCTGACATGCTGCACCACGGCTGCGAATGCCCCACTTGCCGGTTCAAGGACTTCAACTATGAGCAGATGAAGGACCACGCCATCCTGAAGAACGCTCTCTTGTTGGAGGCGGCTCAATATCTGGACGAGGCCGGTCTGCATGAACCGGTTGAGCCGACTAAAGGGTTGGTTGTGGCTCCGGAACTGAGTTTGGCTTCACGGCTTCGAGCCGCTGCGAGGATTTGACCATGGGCAATGTCGTCATCAACGAGAAGGCGTGGGCTGATACCCTCAAAGACATCCCCATGATCGAGGTCCAAGCCTTCCTGGCCTTATCCCTGACGGCAGACAAGGACAACCGGCTGACCTTCAGGACCATGGACATGGTGGAGAAGTGCGGTCTGTGCCGAGTGACTTTCTTCCGGGCCTTGAGGGACCTTGAGAAGCGAGGTATGGTGACGGTCCATTCCCGGTTGTCCGGTCCTGGTGGCGTTACGGAAGTGACCCTCAACAAGTGGTGGGCGAAGGTGATCTGAGATGACCACCCCATCCGGCCCAGTGGGCAAACTCAGCCTCACCCTCCAGGACGCCATGGGCAACTGGTTCATGGAGAACCCGTGCATGGGCAGGGGTGATGTCAGGGCCGAGGTGACAATAGAAGCCCTCCAGCGAACCGAAACAGCCGACTACTGGGTGATCAACCGGAAGAGACTCTACCGGGCCGATGTCATGGAACTCATGCTCGACCTGACCTGTTCAGGTTTCTCGATCCCGGCCATCCTCGCCATGCCCGGGATGCCCAAGAACCGGACCTACATCACCTGGATCAACGAATACAAGGTGTTCGCGGATCTCATGGATGCCTCCGAGCAGATGCGGGCGTTGATCCTATCGGAGCAGGCCCTGGAGATCATGGACGACACGAACGATCCCACGGGTAAGCAGGCTTTCAGGGACAAGACTCGGGCCGAACTGCGCATGAGGATGGCCGAAGTTTTGCACACCAAGCGGTATGGCAAGAAACAGATGGTGGATGTGACCCACCATAACGATGACCTTTCCTCCCCCGAGGTTTGGTCCAGGTTCCGTTCGGTGCTGGTAACCCACGCAGAGATGATCGAGTCGGCCACGGGCATCAAGATTCTGGTGCCTTCCGAGGTCCAGGACGCGCAAATCGTAAGACCAGATGAAGAAGGTTTCTTCGAGGCTCCAGATGTTCAAACGCTGGGCATGGAAGGTCATGCCCCTTCCGAAAGCGACTGGGAAGACAATCTCAAACTGTAGGAGGCGGTAGTGGCGAAGGGCAGAATTGAGATCCCGCTCCAGATGTTCAAGGGGGCCCGGGTCTATGTGAACTTTGACCACGAAGGTCAAGGAGGTGCCTATTGCCGAGCCTACGAAGACAAGTCCCACTCCTACTATGTGAAGATGGGGTTCGATCTAAATTACATAGACCCAGGTAGGTTCATCGTCTTCCTGGTCCATGAATGCGTCCATGCCGTTCAATTTATCTCCAAGCACTACGAAATTCGTGACGATGAATTCGATGCCTACTTGGTGGATATGTTGGTCGATGAAGTCCTTCGCCGCAAACCAGAACTCAGAACGAGGTGAACCGTGGCCCTGTACTGTTACAAGTGTCCCAAATGCGAACACATCGATGAGTTGATGCGGCCCATGTCTGAGGCCGATGAACCCCATGAGTGTTCTCAGTGCGGGGCAACCACCCAGCGCGTCATGTACCCAGGATGCATTTTCGACATTCCTGGCTTTCGCAATGGGCAGAACGTCACCATTGACTAGGAGAAGCCATGAACCCATCCCCCAACGCCGCCACCTTCGTTGCCCAGTTTGAGGGGTTTTCGGACACGGCCTACCTCTGCCCTGCTGGTGTGTGGACCATCGGGTACGGCACCACGGTCTACCCAGGAGGGGCCCGCGTCACCCAGGGAGATACCTGCACTGAGGGGCAGGCCCAGGCTTGGCTCCAGAACGATTTGGCCGGCGCCGGAGCGGCTGTGGCCCGGGAGGTCAAGGTGGATCTGACCCAGAACCAGTTCGATGCCCTCACCAGTTTCGTCTACAACCTGGGTGCTGGTGCCCTCCAGTCCAGCACCTTGCTCCGTCTCTTGAACGAGGGTGACTACGCCGGCGCCGTGGCCCAGTTCCAGTTCTGGGTCCATGGTGGGGGGAGGGTTCTCCCGGGTCTCGTCAAGCGCCGTGCTGCCGAAGCCGAACTGTTCCAGACCGCGTAGGGTGATAATGGGGCATGATGTGCCCCGACCCTTACTGGCCAGATCCCTACGAGGAAACCCCTTACGACATCCCCTATCCCAAGGAAGGAGGCACCGATGGCTACGATCCTGAAGACCCTGGCTAAGTGGCTTGATTCGACGGACCACACCAAGGAACTCTACGACTTGGCATTCATCGGGACGGTGGTTCTGGTCTGGTTTTGGTTGGGCCATGGCGTCTACAAGGGCAAGGGCTTCACAGAGGGGTGGAACCAAGCCCTGCTTACCTTGTTTGGGGCAGTCGGTCTCATCAAGGGCAACGGGGCATGGGCCAACCGTGATCGAGGCAACCAGCCTCCAGAGTCGCTTAACCCGAACAGTGGAGGTAACGCATGAGCATCATCGGCCAAGTCCTGCCCAAGTGGGCCTTCCCTGTCACGGTGGCCGCGATCCTGATTGCGGTAGGGGTCGGCGCTTTCTCCTGCCGGGAGAGTGCCAAGGTGAAGTATGCCGAAGCCCAGGCTAAGGTGGACCAGCACAAAGCAGATCAGGATGCCAAGGTGGCTGAGGCGCTGAACAAGAAGAATGCAACCCAGGCAGCCACAACCAAGGACGACGACGCCAAGGCTCCAGACGTAGCCCAGAAGGTTGCACAGGCCCGCGCAGCCGTTGCCCGGGCCCAGGCCAAGGAACCAACCCCGCCCCCCCCTACGCTCCCCGGAGAACCGCAGCCGGCCACTCAGCCAGTGGACATCGCCGCACTGGTAGCGGAGCGGGACGCTCTAAAAGTGTTGGTGAAGGCGCAGGAATACGAAATTACCCTTGATCACACCCGCATCCAGGACCGAGACAAGCAGATCGCCACGCTGATCCTGTCAGACGCCTCTTGGCACTCAGCCTATGACAACGAAAAAGCGGCCAATGTGCAGAAGGATGCCGTGATCGCCTCGCAAAAAGGGCTCCTGGTTGCAGCGAAGCTCAAATACGGGGCAGGAGGTCTCCTGACAGGGTATTTGGCCGGGAAACTCAGCAAATAGCACCAACCGGGAAGGCCCAATATGGTACGCCATGATCACCTCGCCCCAATCCAAGAGGGCTTGGATCTATCCAAGGTGTTTTTGCAGAACGAGGCCGAAAGCGCCTTGTGGAATATGGGTATCTCCAAGAAACCATATGCATCACAAGTGGAAATTTTGAACTCGCACTGTAAAATTCTGGCCTATTTTGGTGCCAACCGATGCCTTGGGCTAGAAACCGAAGTAAGAATGGTCGATGGAGAGGTAAAATTAATCAGAGACATGGTAGTAGGGGACAAAATACTTGCTTTCGATTTCACGAAGCGAGATTTTGTCCCTTCGACCGTCGAAGAGGTCTACCACAACGGGTTCAAGAAGGTTTTCCGGTGGTCATGGTGCATTCGTGGGCAGTCAGGTTACCTGGATTGCACTAGAAGCCACAAGGTTTGCGTGATGTATCCCAAGACCGGGCGTATCGCCATGGTCAGGGTCGGCAGGGCCGTGTCTGACCAGTTACCGGTGGTCGTTTGGGGGCCCAATGGTTCACCAGAGTTGACCTACCTCAATAGATCCAGCGCCTCCGCTGAGTTTGTGGAGACGATGGACCTCCGTATCGATCACCCCGACCATGTGTTTATTGGAAATTCCGTTGCAATCTCAAATTCTGGGAAAACCCACACAGCTATGGTCAAGTGCGGTTGGGATGCGACGGGCATCTACCCGGAGTGGTATAGGGGGCCCAAGACGGTTCGGGGTATTGATGCTTGGGTGATGGGTGACACGGGTGAGAATACCCGTGATACCGCCCAGCGGAAGTTGTTCGGGCCTGACTCCGAGCGCCCAGGGTGGACCGACAAGCCTTTCAAGGAAGCCTTGATTGGATCGAAATACATCATCGGTAAGCCATCCCGTAAATCTGCCCCATCCGGTTCTTTCGACACGGTTCGGGTCAAACATGTCCCTAGTGATACGATCAGCACCCTGACTTTCAAGTCGCACAAGATGGACCGGCAGGCCCTAGCCTCCTGGCACGGCGCCCGGGTCTACATCGATGAGGAACCCAATGTGGACATCCTCATGGAGATGATCGCCCGGGTGGCCGACGACCGAGGGCAAATCTTTGTAGCCTTGTGCCCATTGGATGGCATGACCCCTACAGTCAAGTGGCTCATCAACACTGCTGAGTCCGATCCTGACCTGGTCAAACTCTGCTACCTGACCCACCTGGAGGCCGAACACCTGGATCCCGCCGAGAAGGCGGCGATGCTTCGCATGTTCGCTTCCAACCCGGCCATGCTCATTGCCCGAACCGAGGGGCGCGTGGTGCAGAACCATGGGCTGATCTTCCCCTTCCCGGCCCAGGACATCATGTATGACCCGAACAAGATTTCTATCCCAGACCGTTGGCCGCGCCTGGGAGGCGCAGACGTTGGCTGGAGGCACCCCTGGGGTGCGGGAGCAGCCGCACGTGACCCGATGTCCGATGTGATCTACGTCTACGCCACCTACGAGCAGGCTGAGAAACCCTACCGCTACCACCACACCCAGTTGCTCGAATGGGGCGACAACATGACGTTCATGATCGACCCTGCTGCCAACCAGGCCAACCAGGCTACCGGGGAGAGGATCCTTGAGGGACTGTGGAAGATGGCCCACGGCGAGCACTGGGCCGAAATCCCCGAGGAGCAAAGGAAATACATCAAGGCCGACAACTCGTTCCTCCCCGGCATGGATGAGATGTGGCAGAGATTTGACTCCGGGAGACTAAAGTTTTCCCGAAATCTGCGGACCCTGATGGAGCAGTATGAGTCCTACGGATGGAACAAGGACGGTGATGGACCCAAGGCGGAAACCCCAGACTTGAAATTTGACGTAATCACTTCTGTTCGCTACCTGGTCAAAGGAATGGTCCAGTACGGGCACCCTTTGGACCGGGCGCCGTGGCAAGACCCGGGCGATTTCGAGAGTGAAATTAATATTCAAGACTGGAAGCCGTTCCGAGCGGGAAGGCAAAACAGATAAAACCTTGACGATGTGATAGGCATTTTTGTCCCCTGGGTTTAGCATGGTCCTGGAGGGTCTAAATGGCTATCGGGCAAGGACTCAGTTCCATGGCACCAGCGAAGGTCCCGGGAACGCCTGCCGGCTCAGTCCTCCAGACCGCGCCTACGGGCTCGATGATGCAGGTGACTCCACCGAACTACGGGCCCAATGCCCCGGCTTTGCCTGATGGCCCGGTGGGTGAAGAACCCATGTTCGAGGAGAAAGAGATCGATGCCGTGCATAAATTGCTCGGATCGTTCTACCAAGAGATCGACTTGGCCGACTACGGGCGTCGAGAAAAAGAATCCAAGTGGATGAAGATCAATAAATACAATGCCGGCAAGGATGTGAACGAGCCGCAGGATGGGTATGAGGAAAGCACGTTCTTCTACCGCCGTCTTCCTCGTTTGATCCAGATCGCCAAGGCCAAGTTGTTCAAGAATGTCTGGCCGATTCAGGGCCGGCCATGGGAGATCAAACCCTCCCCTCGCAACGACCCGCAGAGGATGTCGCCAGAGGAACAAGAACTGCGCATCCGGCATCTCCGCGAGGAATATGAAGACATTCATGAAGCCATGGAGATGGAAAACTTCATGGACGACATGACCCAGTTCATCGCCACCTACGGTTCAGCGGTGGTCTATGGACCTGTCCAGATTTCCAACCCTCGCCTGCGCTTCCAGGATGGCTCCGATGTGATCGAGGCGGAAGATAAGGCCAAGCCGATGTGGACCATGTATGACCCCCAGTGGGTCTACCCTGATCCCAACGGCAAGAAGGCACAGGAAATGGAGTACGTTCATTTCCACCATGTGTGGTCTGGGCACCAACTCCGTTCCCTCCAGGAAGACCCAACCTTTATTGCCAGTGAAGTGGCCGATCTTATTCACGATATGCCATTCGGAGATTGGGCCGGCAATCTAAAACGGTGGGAAATAGCACCTTTCATTACCAATGTGTCAAATGCTGCGCTCAACCGGTATGTGGTCTGGATGCGAGTGGGCATCCTTACGAAAGACGCGCTGGAAGACCTGGGCCAGAAGTTCCCCCACCTCAAAGATTTGGACAAGACCCAAACCAAGGATATGACGGACTCCATCTGGGAGATTTGGTTCTGTCAGAAGCACATCCTCAAGATCAGCAAGCGCAAGTTCCAGCCCTGGAAGATGCCCGTCAACTTTGTGCCCTTCAGGCGTGACCCGGGCTCCATCTTCGGCATCGGCGTAGGTGAGAGCGCCCTTGAAGTGGTCGAGATGCTGGTCAATGTGGTCCGCTCCATCGATGACGACATGGCCGACACCTCCGGGTTCCAGGCGATGATCGATGCAGCCGGCGTCGAGAATAAGGATCTCCGGGTTCGCGGTCGCAAGACCTGGATCTATCGGAACAAGGGCGTGAACCGGAAGGAAGGCCCCAGCGGTAAACCCGTGGAATTTTTCAAGGTGCCCAGCAACCTGGAGCACCTGATGGCTTGCTACAAGCTATTTGAATCCATGTTACCCATCGTGACTGGCGTGACCGAGGCGGCAACCGGGCTGGACATGGGTTCTGGAGTGCGTACGGACAACATGGCCAATGCTGTCTGGGCCAGTTTGGAAGAGTTCATCCGAGACACGGTTGGCAATTGCGACCGCTATTGGTGGAAGCCTCACCTCCGCGATGCCTACCAGTGGATCCAGGATTTCTACCCAGACTGGGAGAAATACAAGGTTGAGGCCGACCTTCTGGTCCAGGGTGTGCGCGGAGCCCTGAAACGGGAGATCGTGGGACAGAGGGTCCGCGAGTTCTTTAACGAGTCTCGCCAGGTTCAGCAACCGGATTGGATGGACGAGGTTGAAATGCTGAGGGCCATCGCTGAGGGCCTGGGCCTTGACCAAGAGAAGGCCGTCCTCACCCCAGAGCAGTTTGTGGAGAAGACGAACCTCAAGGCGAAGCAGGCGCAGATCCAGGCGCAGGCGGGTAGGGACCCCAACAAGGCCGAACAGGGCAAGCAGAGGGCGCAGATGTCCAAGCAGGATGCCCAATTGAAGGCGTTCACTGGCATTCCCGAAAACGCCGAGACGGTCAAACTCGCTGCCTTCCGTAAATTGGCCGAAGAGACGGGTCTCATGACCCCCGAGTTGAAGATGGCGCTGGACCAGTCCATGCCGATGGCCATCCACCGGGACGTAGCCAAGCACAACGCCCAAGACCCGAACAACCCGACCCCCGAGGAGGCGCCCAATGCCCAGGCATAATCAGACGCCCGAGGACATCAAGGAAACCCTCCAGGACCGGTTCAAGGAATGCTACGGCATCGATGCCGGTACGGCTGCGGTCTTGTTCAACAATATGGCTTTGAAAACCATGCTTGAGCATATGTACCGAGAAACGATGGAAGGGTTGTTGGAATGTCCAAACCTCGCAGTGGATGGGCCCCGTATCCAGGGCCAAGCACAACTACTCAACACCCTGCTTGAGATCCCCAAGGAGATCGAGCAGATTCAGACAGCCAACGATTTGGACTGATCCGGGTCGCCAGGATAACCCTGGTCCCCGTCAGTCATTTGGAGCAACACAATGGCAGATAAGACGTTCAAAGAACCGAAACCCTCTCCCAACGATCAGGCGGGTCTGGACATTCTTGCCCAGGCTGGCTTTGTTCGTGACCCGGAGACAGGGCAGATGGTTCATCAGGAAAGTTTTCAGGGCGGCGATGACACGACCAACGATCCCGGGAACCCTTTCGGCTCGGAAGGAACTGTCGAAACCGTCCACACGGTCATCCCAGGCCAAGACCGGCTGGAGGTAGGCGAGGACGATCCCCTTCCCACCGAAGAAGTGGCAGAGGAATCCGCACCACCCCAGAAGCCCATCAAGGATGGGGCCCAGACCGAAGAAGGGCTGGCCAAGCGGGAGTCCGATGCCCGCGAAGCACAGAGGGCCATGGGCAAAGCCCAGGCGAAACTGGAAGCCACGCTCGCTCAGGTCAACAAGAAGTTTGGCGACCTCGATGAGCAGATCCAGAGGCTTTCTACCCTCCAGGTTACGTCTGGTGGCATCCCCACCGACCTAAACCCTGCTGATGCGGCCACGGTCACGCAGTATCGGGAGGACTACCCTGAAGCCATTGGGGTCATGGAAGCCCTGATCGCCCCCCTGTACCAGATCATCGGAGACCTGCGGGAGCAGGTTAAGGCAGTCGTCCAGAACCAGGGCCAATTCTTCTCCAAGATGAAGGAGGAGGAAGTCTTCAGCGGGATTTACCATAAGATCCCGAAGGAGAAGGTAGCGTCCCTCACCACGGACCCCGTTTTCCTGGATTGGTTGGCAAGCAAGCCCCCAGTCAAGGGTAAGTACTACGTGGATGTGCTCAACAATACGAGCAGGTACACGTCCGAAGAGGCGCTTGATGTGTTCAAGGATTTTTCCAGGGACACTGGCGTTGACCTAGGCCTGAACGGGAAACCGGCGCGAGTCGCCCACCCCATGGACACTGCCCCCAGAGTCCGAACCGGAAGTGCGCTCCCGCCACCTCCCTCACTTCAACCTGAAACCCCCACGGAAGACACCCCTCTGTCGCTCGCCGAACTGGCCACTTTTGGAAGAGACCTCCAGAACGCCAGAACGGAACGGGAGCGGGAAGTCCTCCGCAAACGCTTTGCCGCATCCACGATCAACATTGACGGGCGGAATGCTCCGCAGTTCGCCTAGTTGTTGACGGGATCCGGCACCACCTGAAAGGAATCCATCATGGCCATTATCCGCGATCCCAACCCCAGCCCAATGACGGGCGTCACCGACTCCAGCCAGCCCCTCTTGATCGAACAGATCGTGGAAGGTCTGACCATGGACATCATGCGCCGGGAGTCCTTCCTGGGCCGCATCGCCAACACGGAAGCGCTGAAGAAGCTCGAAAACTTCGGTGACACCATCACCTTCCGCATCCTCAATCCCCCCCCGATCATGCCCTACATCATGAACCAGGATCTGGTTCCCACGGCCACGACCGGCAACAACTTCTCCATCACGGTCAACAACGCCTTCTACGGCTACCCGACCCTCGACCCCATCGACATCAAGCAGATCAACGTGCCGCTCATGGGCAACCTGGCGCGTATGCTGGCCGATGCCCACGCCGAGAACGAGTACAACGTGGTCGTCTCCGGCCTGATCACCACGGTTTATGGCGCCACCGTCATGAACTACGAAGGCCAGGTCCCCGGCACGGTCGCCTACAACCCCACCACCCCCATCACCCCGGCTTCGACCTCCAGGACGGACGCCGCTGACTACATCGTCAACCAGTTCATCAGCGCCCGCAAGGCTTACAACCAGCTTGCGATCCCGCGCAAGGGCCGGTACGCGATGGTCAATTCCGATGTGGAACAGATCCTGCTCGAAAGCGACCAGTTCACCTACCAGATCAGCGGCGAGCAGAACCGGAAGGCCATCGAAGACGGCGATTTCGGCATGAAGGTGGCCGGCTTCGACATCATCGTGACCGACTCCATCCCCACCGCCACCTACAACGGCCAGACCAACATCGCGCAGTGCGTGCTCGGGCACCAGAATGGGCTGGGCTTCATTCGCCAGCTCATGGAGACCGACATCAACTTCAAGATGCAGACCAAGTTCAACCGCGCTTGCCGGCAGTTGGACGTTTTCGGCTACGGTCTCAGCGACTCCCGCTACATGGGCGCTCTCCCGGTCAAGGTGGCCTAACCCCACCCATTGCGGTCCCTGGAGGGTGGTCGGTTCCATCCTCCAGGCCCGCCCCCTCTCAAAGAGGCATCAATGTTCAAGCAAGAAGGCATGGAAGACTTCAGGAAGGTGGCTGCTAATACGGTCGCCATCAAGTACAAGAGCGGCAAGCCCATGTTGCTCCGATCCGACTACCCGACTTCCCTGCTAAACCAGGGTGTGTCGATCCCCATGTGGGACCTGATGGTCAAGCGGGTTCTGGACGAACCCAAAATGGGCGGCATCTGTATCTCGGAAGACAGCGAAGAAGGCCAGGAGATCCTGAACGGTACGCCAACCCAGAGCGTAACCCAGGAATTCCTGCTCGGCCTGGGCGACAAGCGGCTCCGCGAGTTCGCGGAACTGTATGGCGTCAAGGTCAACGAGCGCAACTCCACAAGGTCCGTGGCGCTCAAGGTCCTGTCGGCCATCGCTGACGGCGCCAAGCCCAAGGAAACTCCACAAGCCGTGTAACGGGGTCCAAACATGTTCGCCTACGAATATATCCGCGACAGAATCGACCCGATGCGCCCAGACCTCAAGGGCCGCATGGGGCAATTGGCCTTCCAGGTCGCGGCTAGACGTTTGGCGACAGAGACGCTGGACCTCCAGGAAGAGGTAATTTTCCTCGCTACTGCCGGCTCTGTTTACACCCAGATTTACACCCCGGATGTGGACTGGAGGGTCGCTCTCTATATATTCAAGGCGGAATACCAGAAGCCAGATGGCCATTACCACCCGCTGCCCCTGTTCAACCAGGACGCGCTGAGGGATCTGACCAAGCACACGCACAACGACTCCGGCGACATGAAAGGCTACACCTCTGTTGACGGGAATTTCTGGCCTAACCGACCTCCCGCAATCGACACCCAGATTCGTGCATGGGTCGCCTACAAACCAATTGGCGACTTTGACGAAGTTGATTTCGGGCCTGACTACGAGGACGCTCTGATCCAGGGCGCCCTCGCCCATCTGCTCAGACTACCCGGCGAGCATAGAGACCCCCAGGGGGCCGAAACTGCCGAGGTCAGATTTGAGTCCGAATGCTCACATCTCCGGGGGATCAACCTGATCGGTGATGTGGGGTATTCTAGAGCTTCAGAGAAGCCCCGCAAACATCACTTCGGGGGTGCCATGCGCTCCAACATGCTGAGGTATTAGGATGAAGGCTCCCGTCTATCCCCATAGCGACACCACCTTGGGCAGAGATATGCGGGATTGGGAGGAGAAACACCCTGACCTATGGCACTGCGAAGGTAGATACGGCTATCACGATGGCCCGTGCAACAGCTTCCCTTGTTCCAAGGTGCTCATCCACCCTGACGACCCCTGGAAGGAGAAGTGATGCCACGCAAGATCCTGGTAGTGTCCAATTTTGGGGTCAGTGGTGAACTTGCCAAGCGGCTGATGGCCGAAGGGAACCAGGTCCGCTATTACATCGAGGATGAGCACTCCAAAGACATCAACAATGGGCTGATTCAAAAGCTCAAGGAATGGAGGTCATCTGTTCCTTGGGCAGACCTTGTAATCTTCGATGACGCGAACTTCGGTGAGGTATGCGAGGAGTTGCGCGAGGACGGCAAGGCTGTGGTTGGGCCCAGCCCCTACTCTGACAAACTGGAAATGGACCGTGGCTTCGGCCAAGAGGAGATGAAGCGGGCCGGCATGTCTGTGCTCCCCGACTGGAACTTCAAGTCTCTGGACCAGGCCATCGCCTTCGTGAAGAAGAACCCGGGCCGGTATGTGGTCAAGCCTTCCGGCAAGGCCCAGGACGAGAAGGCCCTGACCTACGTGGGCAAGATGGATGACGGTTCAGACATCGTTTCCACCCTGGAAATCTACAAGAAGAAGTGGTCCGGTAAGATCAAAGAGATTCAGGTCCAGACCTTCGCCAAAGGGCGGGAGGTGGCCATCGGCGCTTTCTTCAATGGTGAGAAGTTCATGCTGCCGGCGTTCCTGAACTTTGAGTACAAGAAACTCATGAACGACGACCTCGGCGTAAATTGTTATTCAGGCGACACAGAAGTCCTGACCTACGATGGGTGGAAGTTTTGGCCTGATGTTACGGAGGACGACTATATTTGCACACTGAAAGACGGGAAGATTGTGTTTGACCGTCCAGATGCGCTGATGTCCTACGATTTTTCGGGCGAGATGATGTCCTGGAAAAGCCCCACGGTGGACATCATGGTTACGCCAGAACACAACATGTATGTGCAGGACGACCATTCCCGAAAAGCGTTTTACTTTGAGAAGGCGCAATACTCATCGACACAAAAAAGAAATATTCTCAGGGGTGGGGGCATCTGGGAAGGGGTTGACGACAGAGGCCAACTTCCATCTTTTTACAAGGGGACCATGGAGTCATGGGCCGCTCTGGTAGGAATTTACATAGCGGACGGAAACGCAAAACTGCGATCGCTACAATTTGGGAATTGTCCAGCGCACAAGAGAGATGTGTTTATTCAAATAGCCGAGAACGCTGGGTACAAAGCAAAAATGTATGGGAAAGACTTATATATAAATTCGCGTGAACTAGCTGTACATTTCAAGTCGTTTGGGCACTCACATCAAAAACGTGTTCCACAATGCATAAAGAATGGATCAGTATCCACCATCCTTTCATTCCTTAGTGGATATGGGGCGGGTGACGGAACGACCGGAAGCACCATGGTTTATACAACTGTTTCAAGGATTTTAGCTGATGATCTCCAGGAGATGCTCCTAAAGATCGGAAGGTATGGCTCCATAAAGGTTCGCGATAGAATGGACGAGTCCCACTACCTCAACGGGTCATTGGTAATTAGTAACTATCCCGAAATAAATATCACCAGGAACGAATCTAGGGTCAAAGCTCTCCTTTCACCAGAGTTCTTTAGACCTGTTCCATATGTAGGCAAGGTCTATTGCGCCACGGTCCCTTCACATGTCATGTATGTGCGAAGGAACGGCAAAGCATCATGGCAAGGCAATAGCGGAGAAATGGGGACTTTGGGACGGTGGGTCACGGATGACTGCCCGCTTTACCAGGAGACCTTGAAGAAGATGGAACCGCTTATGCGGGGTTCTGGGTACCACGGTTACCTGGACCTGAACTGCATTGCCACCAAGGAGGCCATCTACCCCCTAGAATTCACCCCCCGCTTCGGCGTCCCGACTATCTGGCTCCAGATGGAAGGCATCAACTCCAAACTTGGGGACTTCTTCTACGCGATGGGCGCCGGTAAGCATTTCAACCTGGACACGGAACCCGGGCTCCAGATGTGCGTAGTCGTGGCCGTCAGCCCATTCCCCTTTGAGGACCCGCAGGCGTTCAAGAAATACTCCGAGGGGAAGGAACTTCAGTTCAAGGACCCGACTATCGGTGGCATCTACCTGGCCGATGTGAAGATGGATGGCGACCGGTTCGTCCTAGCTGGCAATTCTGGGTATGCCTGCGTATGTGTAGGCAAGGGCATGACCTTTGAGGAATGCAAGGAAGACACCTACAAGAAGGTGAAGTCCATCGACCTCCCCGACATGTTCTACCGGACGGACATCGGGCACAAATGGAACAAGGATCGTGATCTGCTGGAAGCCTGGGGGTGGCTTTAATGAGCACTCTGGCGGAACTGGAAGATGACGTTCGTGACTTCGTTGGGCCCGGGGTCTACTACCGTTTCTTTCTCCCGGCTGGGTCTACGGAATGGGTGGACTATGCCATCAAGTTCGCCTGCCGTCAGATTTGCTGCCTAATGGGCCTGACCCGGCTGGACATCATGTGTACGCCCAGCAACAACCAAATAATCATTCCTGGAGATTCAATCAAGGTGGTCTCCTGCCAGTCTCGGTGGACAAACTCAGGGGGGGCTCCGGTGGGCAAGATTCTGTTGGAAAGCACGATCCAGATTGAAGACCAGAAAAACGCGAACTGGAGGTCCAGGACCGGCTATCCCACGGTCTGGATCCAGGCTTCGGGCTACGCCATCCTCCTGAATGGTCAGCCCCCTTCCAATTCGGTCTTGGTTGGGTATATCCAGGACCCGACCCCGATGGTCAACCCCACGGATACCCCTGACCCGCGCATCCCGGCCTACTTCCATCAATATCTGAAGTTTGCGGCTGCTGCTTGGCTCTTGTCGCAGGCAGGGCAGACCCAGGACATCAAGAAGGCGAGCGAGCATTTCGCCAAATTCACCAACGGAATCGGCGTTGGAGCCATACCTCTTGCTAATGTAGATGTGCGGAGGTAACACATGAACCCATCCATCGTTTTAACGATGATCGTCAGAAATGAAGCCCGTGTTCTGCCTAGAAGTTTGGCTTCTTTCCGCGCCCTGGGTAAGACCGGGTGCGATCTGGCGTATGCCATCGTTGACGGTGGGTCCACCGACCATTCCATCGAGATCATCGAGCGGGAGATGGTCGGGACCAAGGGTCGGGTCCAGATGGTCCCCCAACCTCAGCCTTTGGACGACTTCTCTGCGGCCAGAAACGCATCCATTGAACTGGCCCGCCCCCTGGCTGGCTGGATGTTCATGCTGGACGCCGACGATGAAATCGTGGTCGATCCTGGGTTCAAGATGCCCGACTTGGACGCCATCGGGGTCGGTGGGTTCGCCATCAAGGTCAGGTTTGGGAGTGATGAATTCTACCGTCCTGCCTTGGTGAAGTCTTCTCTCCCATGGCATTACGAGGGTGAACTTCATGAGCATATCGAATGCACTGGGGGGTCGCCTATCCCTCGTCTTGAGGGCATCCATATCCTGGTCCACCCGGGCGAAGGGTCAAGGAGCGCAGACCCCCGCCAGAAGTTCCTGAACGATGCACTAGTGCTGCGCAAGGCACTGGAGAAGAAACCCGGAGACCCCCGCAACCTGTTCTACCTGGCCCAATCTCTTCGGGACGCAGGTGAGTTGAACGACAGCCTCGCCGTCTACGAGGAGCGGGGCAACATGATGGCGGCATGGGACGAGGAGACCTACTTCGCCTTGCTCCAGATCGCCAGAATCAAGGCCGCACTAGAACTGCCCTTGGATGAGGTCCAGGAAGCCTACCTGCGAGCCTTCAACTTTCGGCCGACCCGCGCCGAAAGTCTTGGGTTTCTGGCTGAATACCTTCGTCTGAAGGGGAAGTTCACCTCTGCTGCTTACTTCGCCCATGCAGCTATGCAGATCCCCAAGCCCGGGGATGTCCTTTTCGTGGGCTGTGACTGGTACGAGTGGCGGGCCGAGGACGAGTTTTCGGTCGCCTGCTTCTATCTTGGAGACCCCGGGGCCAGCAAGCGGGCATGTTTGAGCCTTCTGACCAACCCCAAACTACCTGCCGCCCACTGGGAGCGGGTAAACAAGAACCTGGCCTTTGCCAACGAAGCATTGAGCCGCCTCACCCACCCGAAACAGGAACCCGTGAGCGTATGAGCCATGGACTATCTGGAGATCCAAACAGCGACCCAGGCACTCCTGGCAGAGTTGTCTCCAGGATCGTCTTCGTTTGATAGCCAGTATCTGAAGGCCATCCAGTGGGCACAGGAGCAGATTTGCACGTTCATGGGCCTATCCTATGTAGAGGCGTTCGTAGCATGGTCAGGGGTCACGGGCCCGACTAGCGAAGTTGTGACCACAGTGGTCATCCCTGATGATGCAATCAGCGTTGTCCGAGTGCTCTACGCCATGGCCCCGAACTATATGGACGGTGGATCAGCTTCGACCTCCTCTTGGATGGGATCGGTCGATGGTGGTTCAGCCAGCACTACCCTTTGGGCTGCTTACCTCGATGGGGGCAGTTCCCAAACTACGACCGAAATTAATTCAGTTGTTGGTTACCCGTAGGAGCAACCATGGCCACGACCTTGTACGGATTCACTTGGGTAGGGGACGATGAGCCGTCGGTTGGGGTTCTTCCCGGCCAACACTGGTACCAGCCTACCGCTGGGACCGAATCAATCCGAGACTCCACCAATTCCGTGTGGAATTACCTTATTTCCTCGGATCAGACCAATGGGGGGCTGGTGGCACAGTCGGGTTCGGTTGTGACTGGCCCCATTCTGAATATCCCGAACTACCTGCCGACGACCAACCCCAACGCAATCGGGAACATGACCGTCAATGGGTTCCCAGTGGCCCTCCAGACCGACTTGGCCACAATGGTCCAGCAGATGAACGCCAACATGGCGAACCTGGTCAGATCACAGTTTCTATCGAACTTTAGCCAAACAGCGGTGGCTGAGAACATCGCCTTCTACAGTGAAGTGGTTACCACAACGGTTGCCAATATCGGTGTGGGTTACTTCTCTGGGCAGACAGACTATGGTTCTGGTGCGCCCACCTTGGCCCAGGCCCAGGCCATCTGCACCACCCAGGGTCGCACCTTCCAAGGTATCCCTATCCCCTTGCCTGTTTTCTCGTCTGACGGTCTGACGGCTACCCCCAATCAGCTAGCCGGCTACGGCTGGAGCATGGTCCAGTGGCCGATCCATGTCGGTTCAGGCGGAGGTGAGTACCAGTATTATATTCAGGAACTTTCGGACACCCCCAGGCTCCTTTGCGGGTATTGGTCGAATGGTGACACCCCTTCCGGCACGGATGCAGTGAGGATCTTGATCTGGGCGCTCGCAACGAGGTAAAAAATGCCGAATTCATTCAGGGTCAACATCACAGGCGGGATCGATGCGGTAGGCGATCTGGCCCTTGGTGACGGCAAGCACGTTGCCTACATGGAGAACCTGGATGTTCGGGGCGGGAAAGCGATGCCCTTCAACTTGCCCTTGGTGAACCCCAATGTATCCGTCCCCACGGATGCCGTGCAGGTTTATGCTTACCGGTCTCGCTTGTATTTCAGCCCTAAGCGTCGGGACTACGCTGCGGAGTTCATCCAGAGCCGAGAGAGGGTGTATTGGACCGAATATGGTGGGCATCCCATGAAATTCATAGGCGCTTCCCAGGACGATGTGGGCGCCACGGTCCCTCTGGGCACGGCTGCGCCCCTGGCCCCTCCTGGTGTGGCCATCGGATCGCATGTGTCCCCCAACAATATCCAAGCCATCACCACTGACGGTGGCGGGCAATTGGCGAGTGGGACCAGCGTGTCCTTCCGCCTGGCGTACCAGACGGCGTACGGGGTCCTTCCCCCAAGCGGGTCCATCCAGTCCGTGGTCACTACGGATTCGTCCCTAATCACGGTTGTTTGGGATAACCCGACCATTCTGAATGTGCAAATCACTGGGGTTCAGGTGTTCGTGGGGATCACGGGCGGGGATGAGGTGTATTTCACCACTCTTCTACCCGATGTCACCCGGTTCATTTACTCCGGCAACACTTCTGGCAGCGGTGCTCCGGCCACGGCTTACGACCAGTCACTTTCCTACCAATACTGCACGACCTACACCCGGAATGTGATGGGGGTCGTTGACGAAAGCGGGCCCTCCTCGCCATCGCCCATCTTCCAGTCCTCATCCTCCAGGCTTTTGACCTTCGACCCATCGGTTGAGGGCCTTTTGAGTTCACCGAACCTCGTCACCTGGGGGAGCCCCTTCTGTATGACCCAAATAGGGTCTGGAACGCCAGGGTATGGGGTCGGCAACGCCCTAACCGTGAGTTCCATCGTCTCCGACCCAGACACAGGGAACATCGTTTGCACCTTTTCTACCAACCACTACTTCTACAACGGCCAGAGAATCATCATTGCAGGGTGTAGCCCAGACCCATTTGGTGGAGAACCCGTCCCTATTGAGGTTTTAGCCCCCAGCATCACCGATCTGACCCCGGCGCCGATGCTCAACTACTGCCTACTGTCGGTGGCAGCTGGGTTTACGGCCCCAGGTGCAGGCTTGACCGGGGTGACGGCCTACGCCGTGCCATCGGTGCAGATCGAGTCTATGAGCTATCTCCCTCAGGGCGGGTCTATCGCCGTGCAGACCGTTACCCCCAACACTTTCGGGGTCGAATCGGTCTGGTTCAGCGGCATGTATGACGAGGGGTGGAACAACCAATTGATCCCCGTCCTCCCTGACCCCATCAACGACTACCAGTTCTTCGTGGACAGCAAAGCAATGCCGGCCTTGGTGCTTGGAGCCTCTGGGTTGTCCTTCAACGCGATAGGGGGGACAGCCACGGCGTCTCTGGCGGTGAACCTGATCAACCTGTTAGGCGCAACAGGGACTGCCCCGATCATCGGAGACATCCTCTACTTCGATACCACCTTGACTGGCCCAACCGGATCGACTTCCAGCGTCCAAGGTGCCTTCCCTGTTCTGGCAACACCTTCTGGGTCGCTGCTAATCAACACCTTCGCCAACGGCATGACCGGGGCTTCGGGAGGGACCGGGCCGGCTGGCGGTTTCCAGTTCATCCCATTCAACGACTACCTCCAATACCGGAATGTCTACCGGGCCGGGGGCACGGAAAACTTCCAACTCTGCCAGAAACTTCCACTGAATGTCCTGTCTGCGCTCGATGTCGTCCCCGACCAAGGGCTGGGTGTGGTCTTACCCACCCTCTACACCGAGAATGGGGTAGACGTAGTTGTGGCCCCGGCTCCGTTTGGCCTGGTTGGCCTGATCCAGCATTATGGGATGGGCTTTGCGTGGGATCCAGCCAGCAACAATGTCCGGTGGACCATCACGGGTAACATGGACGCCTGGCCGGCAGAATTCTTCTATGACGGCATCCCGAACCGGATCCTCGGGCTGGCCGACTTCGACCAAGCCTGCTGCGTGTTCTGCGAGGATGGAGTCTACCGAGGAGACGGGACTGACCCGACCAACCTCCTGTGGCACAAGACCAAGGCTTCACCATGCAGAGCGGGCGGGAGCATCCAGTTCCTAAAGAACCGGATCATCTACCTGTCCGATGAAGGGCTGACTTCGTTTGACGGGCAGAATTCCCAGAGCCTGACCGATCTCAAGATCCCTGCCGACTTCTGGCTAGCTAATTCTGCCTATTTGGCTGGGTCCAACCCTGGTTCCTATCTTGTGCCACCTCTCCAGAATGCGGCCTACGAACGATTGAGGGGAATCGACCTGCCGGCTGTATCCCCACCTTCTACGATGCCCTATTTGGTGTCCAGAACGACCCAGCGCCAGGGTATCCGCAGTTTTGTAAAATATGGGCGTTACTACCTGTATTGGGGAGGCGATTTCTCTGAATTCGCTGCCCAGACCATGATCATGGTGGACTTCTCTTCTCCGGGGTCTCCAATTGTAAGCATTGGGGTGAAGGCCCAGGATGCCTTCGTGGATGAACTGGAACGAGTCCATATGCTGTTAATATCTCAAACAGAGTGAGGAGTTTGTCATGGGCCCGATCACTGAAATCCAATTGCGCAGAGACACGGCGGCGAACTGGACCGCATCTAACCCTATTTTGGCCCTTGGGGAAATTGGCATCGAAACGGACACCCGACAAAATAAACTTGGCGATGGTGTTTCGGTTTGGTCGGTCCTCCCTTATTGGATGATGTCCATTGCCACCCTAGCCGGTGCCACAGGCGCAGCGGATGTCGGTTACCTCCCCTCTGGCACCGGAGCCGTGGTCACGAACGTCCAGGCGAAGTTGCGCCAGACAGTGAGCGTGCTGGACAAGGGTGCCGTAGGCGATGGCTCTACGAATGACACTTACGCGTTCCAAAATGCCATCAACGAAGCCGGCGCCACGGGGTTCAGCACGGTTCTTGAGTGCGCCCCTGGCAAAACCTATATGTGCAACACGCTGACTCCCAAGAGCAACGTCACCATCGATCTTCACGGCTCTACTATCAAACTTATCAGCGGCACGAATGCCCTTCTTTTTGATGGGACAGGAACGCCAGGAACGACCTTTCAGATTCAAAACGGCACCCTAGACATGAATATGGCTGGGAATCAGATTAATTACAACATGTGCGCGGGCGGAGCATGGTTCGTTGGCTGGCAATTTATAAGATTTAAAAATATGATATTGCAGAATGCCTACCGTTCGGCACTAATTCTCAACAACTGTACGGACTTTGACCTGGATGGTTTGACCTTCCTTAATTGCGGCGTCAACGTAAACGGGCAGTTCTGCACTTGCATTGAGATGGTTGCCGGGTCATCGCGCGGGAAGGTGAAAAACATTTATGCTAATAATGTTTGGGGTTTCGGTCTGAACGTCTCAGGGAATACCTCCACCAACAGCCAAATGAACGTCACTACCACTACGGGGTCCCCAAACCTGACGGTAAATAGCTATACGGGTGCGACCCCGGCAATAGGCAATACGGTGGTAATCCCCGGTTTTGTGGCGGGTACAACCATCGCAAGCGGCACGTATCCCAACTTCGTCCTTAGCACCAACAGCCTCTATGGTGTCACTGGGCAAACGGGAGTTACCCGCGCATCTATCACTGCTGGCGTATATGACATCGATATTGAGAATGTGGAGCTAAACAACTTCACGCAGAACGGAAATGCCATCGGGATCACCTACACGGCTGCTAATCGGTGCTCTCTCAAGAACTTCGTTACGAATGGCGTGGATGGGGTTTGTGTGGAGATCAATGCGTCATCCTTCGTTACCGCACAGAATATCCTTGCTAACGGATGCTCAAAGTCGGCTTTGCAATTTGGCGACAACGGAACGGGCATCACGAACACCAACTTGGTGATTGACAACTTCACTTCCATCAATGGGACATACACCTACTCGATTTTCCTCAACATGATCCAGAACTCCCGGTTCTCCAACATGATTCTCGACAAAGCCTGGACTACTGGAGGTTCCTCCCAATATTATGGCTGGAACGACCGGAATAACCTCATCACCGACACAAAAGTGAATACCAATGCTTTCAATGCGGCAACTTATTACTACAAATGGGCTCTTGAACGGGTCCAATTCCTGGATTTCTACGTCGAATATTTGAGCGGCAATACGACCAGAATCACCAATGCACCCGCCACCCCCTATGGACAGTTTACGCAAAGCAACTGGTCCCAGGTCCTCAACGGGGGCGTGCTCAATATTAATTTGAACGAATGGAATACCATGGGATCAACCGGGCAATGTTCTGGAAAGATCATGGTCAACAGCCTTTTGCAAGGCAATCAAAGCTCGTACCAGGAGCAGACGTTCGTCGTAAGCAATACCCCTAACGGGAACCTTGGCACCCTTAACGCCTGTGATAACGCTGGGACTGCCAGGCGGATCACAATCGCTGCCAACGGAACCACAACCAACGGACCAGGATTGACGCTGACCAACTCAACAGGCGTGACACTCAAGGTCGCCTGGGTTTGCGAAATTATAGGTAACTAGCATCACCCGCAAAGAACACTATAGGATCCCCTGTGACCGTTCGGTTCCCATCGATCCCTGACAATTCCCGGGAAGCAATCAACCGGGCGCTACAGGAATTGGCCAAAACGATTGCGGGTAGCACGGCGCAGACGCCGGGAAAGGCTCAGAAGCCAGTCTCGGTGAATGTGGAGGTAGGGGTCAGCCCATCGAAAACTGGGCAAATTGGCCCCGTTGGACCGGCAGGGCCTCGTGGTGGGACCGGACCCATTGGTCCTATCGGACCCACTGGTCCCACGGGTGCGGCATCTACGGTTCCAGGTCCCACTGGTGCGGCAGGTTCCACTGGTGCGGCAGGTTCCACTGGTGCGGCAGGTCCCACTGGTGCGGCAGGTCCCACGGGTGCGGCAGGTCCCACGGGTGCGGCAGGTCCCACGGGTGCATCCTACAGCCGATCAGTGTTCGTCATCTCCATCGGGGCTACTGGGGCAACCGGGTCGAATGATTTTATCTACTTGTGCTCTGCCTCTCTCGTATTCGTCATGCCTACTGCGGTTGCAAATTCCAGCCTCTACACGGTCACTGCGGGGATGTCGTCTACAGTCACGGTCAATTTCACCTCTGGGCAGACAGCGAATGGTTACTCCTCGCTGACCCTGAATCCAGGGACTTCGCTTGATTTCGAGTCTGACGGCTCCAAATGGTGGATCAAATGAGCTACACACCAATGCCCCCACTTGGACAAACAGGTATGGCCGGGTCCTTACCTGTCGTCATAGCCAGCGACGACAAGGTGGCAACCACCACCTTTGACGGATCAGGTAACGCCATCAATTCTGTGTCTGCCGGCACGGGGCAAAACGGGCTCATGGTGGCGCTAGGAGCCACCAACTACGTGTCCAGTTCAAACAATTCCAGCACCGCCCAGTTAGCCGCTGGGGCTACCTTCGCTGGGGTTATCGAGTCGATCTTCAACCAGCCGTCGCTTTCCCTGCTCTTGACCTCGGACCAGCCGGGGGTCTTGACCCTGTTCCAGTACATAGACGCTGGCGGAACGTGCATAGCCGATTCGTGGGCTTTCCCCATCGCAACGGGCGTCCCCTTCTGCCGTTCTTTCACTATCAACGGGAACTTCTTCAACCTGACCTTCAAAAACACAGGGACGCAAACCACAACGACCCTGAACATCAATGCAGCCTACGGGATCATTGAAAATGTAGACGGGCTGGGGAACCTGGCGGTAGGTATTGGTGGGGTAGGCGGGGCGGCTCTGGTTCTTGGCCAAGCACAGGCGGCGACAAGCCTCCCGGTGGTTATGGCCTCCAACCAAACGCCGATACCCCATATTGATGCGGGCAATGGGGAGGGCCAGATAAATGAACTCATGAGCCAAATACTAATGGAAATCAAGATAGCCAACATCCAAAGGGCAGAAATGCTGCGCTTGCTAGGGCCACCCGGGGCTCAGGCAGATGATCCAGCCATCTACCGGGCAGACCCGTCCATATTCCGCGTCTAGGAGAATCCAATGCAAACCTTCAACCTCATCGGTCAGACCACCAACACTTCTCTCCCACAGGGGGGGCAGCAGCAACCCAGAGGCGGGAAGCTCGGGGAAACAGTTATGCAGGAATTGCATGGCCGCTACTACGAGACCACCTACAACAAGGCCATGTTCTCCGCAGCCAACCAGGCAGCCATGACCACATCTGCGGCCCTCAACACCACTTACACGGGGCTTTCCCTCAGCAACCCGATCAACAGCAACGTCAACCTGGTGCTGTGCAAGGTGGGCGTGGCGGCTATCCTGGCCCAGACCAGCCCGCTTGCCGTGGGTCTCTTGGCAGGCATCAACACCGGGACCAACGTAACCCACACCACGGCCTTGACCCCGGCCAGCAACTTCATCGGCCAGCCAGCGGGCCAGGGCAAGGCTGACTCTTCGGCCACCCTGACCGGGACTCCGGTTCTGCTCCAACTCCTGGGAAGTTTCGGGACGGGCGCCACCACCGTTGACCAAGCCGATGCCTTCACTGTGGACCTTGAAGGAAGCATCGTCATCCCTCCTGGGGGCTATGTCGCCCTCTATACGTCCGTGGCCTCTGCTGCCAGTTCCCTTCTTGCCTCGTTCTCTTGGGAAGAAGTCCCCGTCTAATTGATGGGGGGGGTGAGCAACAATCGACCGGGCGACCAACCAGTGTTGTAATAGAGATAGGAGGCAAAAGATGCCGGAGAACTTCGAGACTTGGTTCATGCGGGGGTTGGTCGGCGTCCTTATTGTCGGTGTTTGGTGGTTCTTTACCCGGGACCAGCGAGCAATCGGGGCAACACTGGATGGAGTAAAGGATGCGCTGGGGGGGTTGGATCGGACCCTCACGGAACTTCGGGTTACCATTGCCAAGGAATACGTTACCTGGGACGACCTTGGGAAGCATTGCGACTCCAAAGGGCATTCTTTTGGTGAACGAAGGTCAACCGCCAGAGAGAAAAGACAACCATAATTAGGCAGTTCCTACCCACGGAGGTTCGGATGTCCACCACCCCTTTCACATGGCAAACAGCAGCGTTCACCGGTTCCACCAAGGGCACCATCCTGACCGCAGGCGTCCCCTCGTCTGGGGCCATCGCTAACGGGAATGTTCTCGGCTCAAGCGGTCTCCTGGTAACCGCCACCATCGGCACCCAGTTGACCGGTACCACGGGCGGCACGGGGACCTACAACGTGGCTGGGCTCCCCCCCCTCGTCCAGAGCACTGGGCTCACCGCCCAGCCGATGACCACTGCGGCCACGTTCACCACCGCCACCGGGCAGAGCCAGGGGCAGGTTGCGCCGGCCAACGCCAAGCAGGCGACCATCATTGCCTACATGGGTGCCACGGCAGGCAACGCTACGGTTTCCGTAGTTGGGTCCGTGGACGGTGGGACACACAACGTCACCCTGGGGTCATTCATGCTGACTGGGGCCAACGCCATCGGGTCCTACACTATGCCGTCCCAGGAAACCCTTTTCTACGACACCATCGCTCTGAACATCACCGCCCTCACGGCGGGCCAAGTTGCCGGTTTCGTCCGATACCGGTAAGAACCCAGCAATCCCGCTGGAACAACGTCTTTTGGAGGTGAGCAATGAGCACGAAACAGTTTCAGTTCCCGGGAGCGGCTTTCACCGCCACCATCTCTGCCACGGGGGGCACCCCTGGCGCCGTGATGTCGGTTTCCGGTGTCGCCTCTGGCACCCTGGCCCCTGGCCAGAATGTCGTGGGCGTCACCCCTGCCGCCAACACCATCGCCGGCCAGCTTTCCGGCCCGACCGGTGGCACCGGCACCTACCAGTTGCAGTCCCTGCCCCAGTCGCCGTTCACCAGCAACGCGACCGGCACTTCCTACACCTCGTTCGGTGCTTCCACCACCGCCGCCACCACGCAGGGCCAGTCCGGTTTCTTGGGCTCGATGCCCTACGATACCGCAGTGGTCGCCGTGTGGATGGGCCCCACGGGCGGCACGACCTGCACCGCCACGGTCGCCGTCCAGGGTTCGATTGACGGGGGTGCTCACTACCAGACCCTGACGACCCTCTACCTGACCGGCGCCAACAACATGCAGAGCTACCCGCTGGCGGCTCCCTACAACATGTACGACTCCCTCGCCGTCAACGTGACCGCCATGAGCGGGACGGGCGAAACGGTCGGCGGCGCCGTGCGCTTCGCGGCCAAGGCCCCTGCTGGCGTGTAACCTGAACCGAGGCAGCGATGGCCCTCATTGATCCGTACGACCCCTATATTGCAGCGGGGACTTCGTTCTCGCGCTTGGCCCCGCAGGGGACCGGGACGCAATTGGTGTATGCGACTTTCAATGAGGGCCGTCGAACCTTGCTCCCGTTTGTGGACACGGGCTTGATGTACCCGGGGCAAGGCGGGGCCATGGGCGACCCTGCCCTGTTCCGGTATTTCTATGGAATCCGTTTCGGTGGGGCCGGGAAACTCTACCTGCGCGTCATGGTGGACAACCGGGAAGCATCCCGTGGTTTTGTGACACTGGTTGAGGATGCCTACGGTTCCAACTACATGAGACTGCCCAGGGGCGAGGCGGGGTATGGCATCAGGCTCCAGATTGTAGGTTTGGCTTGGTGGAGATACTTTGAGATCGACTGGGATCCGGTCGTGAACGATGAGCAGGAGGGCCACGAACCATGATCACCCATCTGGTCGAAATGGCTGGGCATAATGCCGAGATGTTCACGCGGGAAGGCGCCCGTGGGTTCGTCTATGGCATGGAAAGCTGCATCAAATCCGCTCCGCAGGTTGAGATCAAGGTCGAACACTACTTCGCAGAAGGTCTCTACATGCGGAAGATTTTCATTCCTGCGGGCCTGGCCTGGACCGGGAGGGTCCATAAGCAGGACGACCTCCAGATTATTTTCTACGGTGAACTGGCGATCTTGACCGAGGACGGGTTCAAGAGGTTCACCGGGCCCGACCAGTTCACCAGCAAGAGGGGGGTGAAACCTTTCGCCGTGTCTTATCAGGACACGTTGTGGGCGACGGTCCATCACACTCATCTGACTGACCTGGATGAGATCGAGAAGGAACTGTTTGAGGACGAGGAATCGCTTGTCGATTTTGCTTCAGGTCAAGTTAAGCAGGAGGCGCTTCCATGTCAGGCATAATCGCAGCCACTACGGTAGGAACCGCATTCAACATCTATTCGGGCATCGCACAAGGCAAGGCAGCTAAAAACGCTGAGAACGCTCAAGCGGCTAGCTTGGCCGCCAACCAGGGCATCGCTTCTCAGGTGAAACTGCAAGAGGACCAATTGGGCTACACCCCGCTCAAAAAGCAGGAGCAGGAGGACCAGAGCCTGGGCCTCACCCCCCAGGGGCAGATGGCCATGGACCGATTCAAGGCGGATATGGCGCAGAGCAATGCCCAAATTGCTGCCCAGGCGCCCACGGTGGGCTCTGGAGTGTCGGGGGCCAGGTCTCTGACCAACCAGTTCCGTCAGGCCCAGGGGGTGGCCTCGATCAACCTGGAAGACTTGGCCGGCAAGAAGAATAATCTCCGGTCGGACATTGCCATGGGGGTGCAAACGCCCGGATGGTCCAATATCGCCACGGGAGCCAACACCCAGCAGGCCAATCTCCAGGGCCAGATGGCACAGCAGGCTAACCAGAGACAGCAGAGCGCCTATGGGGCAGCGGCAACCGGCCTTCTTGGCCTTGCCGGCGCCTATGGCGGGATGGACACTGACCTTGACGGTAACCCTCCGCAGGCGTCCAACACCAACCTGGATACCAACTCGATTAACCAGACCCCGGGGCTAATCCCCCAGCGGCAACAGATCGTTCTTCCTGGTTCTGTGGACCCCAACGACCAATTGCCATTCGCCCTTCCAGGATAGGAGTCAACCATGCCAATCAGTCTTGCACAGGGTTTAGGCGAGGGTCTTGTCGGGATGAGCGCAGCCTACAGCAACGCCCAGAAAGAAGCCGAGGACCGCAAGCGTAAGCAGGCTCAGGAAGATACCCAGGCCCAGCGACAGGACCAAATGTGGCAGGAGCGCACCGATACCCAGAACGCTGAAGCCATTGAAGCCCGCCATAAGTTGACCCAGATCGCGGACCCGTCCAACCCCTACTGGAAGATCCACGACTGGAAGGAACAGGCTCTCAACCAAGCCGAACCCACCAACCCGAAGCCGGTCCAGAACGCGCCCAACCCCGTGGGCATCGCCAGTATCAAGTTGCCCGATAACCAGGTTGGACCGCCTGCCCCGGCACCCCGGGACGCTGCCCATGCACCTTCTATGGCGGATCAGACCAAGGCTTTGGGCATCCCCCCACCTGAATGGCAGGGCCCCACTGATCCCGAGTTCAACCAAGCGGATCGGCAGTACCGAGCGCTGAACAAGGAAATAGGGACCGGCATAGCCAGGATTCACGATGCAGCCGGAGGCGACCAAGCCAAAGAGAACCGGATGCTTACCGCCTACTACAAAATCAAGCAGCCAGAGATCGACAAGTTGGATCAGGACATTCAGGCTTACGGGCAGAAGGCGCAGTCTCAGATTGTGACGGCGAGAGCCAACCAGTTTGTGGACGAGTTGGATAATGCTGCCACCCGCCCAGAGGTCATTGAAGAGATGTATGGCCCTGGCGCCAAGGCTGGTACCGACAGTCGGACTGGGCTTCAAGGGGTCATCCTGCCAGACGCAGACGGTACCTTTATTGGTGGTGATGTGGTGCTCGCCAAAAGGATGAGGGAAGCAGGGCTCATGGACGCTAAGGAATACGGCAAGATCCAGATGGAGAACGCCAAGGACATCGCCAACATCATCAAGCAGAAAGGGATCGACAGCACCAAGATCGCCGCTGCCCAGCAGCCGCACGTGAGCATTTCCGTCCACCCGGAAGGCAACAACGCCAAGATCCAGGAAGCCGAGGCGCTGAAACGGAATGCCGAGGACCAAGCGCGAGCCGATGGCAAGAAGCCCAAGGAAGTTGCCGAGGCTGGGCGAGCTGCCTACGGGCGACACCTAGCCAACCCAGAGAACCGAACCGAGGGTTTGCAGAATGCCGCCCTCCAGAGACTTCAACAGGCCGGCAAAAAGGAAACAGCGGGCCGTGTGCAGTCCTGGATTAAGGCCGCTGTGCAGAAGGACCCATTGGGTGGGGAGGCCAAGGAAATGATCAGCCCGAAGGAGGCTCTGAACCAGTTCCTGCGTTTCTCCAAGGAAGACCCCGATGCTGCCATTGCCTATCGTGGCGGACTCACTGAGCATCTGGGAACCGAGATCGACGCCTACCTCGACAAGAAGGGCAAAGAATCTAGCCCAGTCAAGAGCGAGGCAGCGGACAAACCGACCTCCACTAAGACTGCGGGCAAACCGGACACCATCAAGACCAAGGACGGGCGCGATGCCTACCTGTGGTCTGATGGGAAATACCACACCTCCGGTCCTGAGAAGAAATAGGAGGGTAACATGTCTAACCCCAAGGTCCAGGACCCCGAGATCGTAGACGATGCTGCTCCCTTGCCCATCCCTCTTGCCCCATCGCATGGCCCTGCTGTGCCCCTGGTGGCATCCCACCGCCCTTCCGCCACTACCACAGGCAACCCATTCAACAAGGGCCCCCTGGCACCACGCCAGAAGAAGGAACCCGAAGGTTTGCAGTCTACGGGCGGGGGCAAGATTGGCTCTCTGACCAGTTCGACCGCGACATCCGTAGGCGGGGTCAAGGATCTGCTGGGGCGAACAGTGGCCTCTGCCGGGGAAAGTCTGTTTAGCACTCTGGGGTTGCCTCAGAAGGCGGCTAAGGTGTGGGACCGGGTGAAGCAGGAACACCCCGTTTTCGCTGATCTGGTTGGCCGGTCTGCTCCGGGTATGAACCTGGGTCTTGATCTAGCCCTCAAGACGGTTGGCCCCATGCTCCCCGAGAAAGATTTTGTTACGCCGGTCATCAAGGCGGCAGATGAAACCTTGGAACGGCTGGGCATCCACAAAGACACAGCCATGGGGCAAGTAGGCGAGACCGTGGGTGGCATCTCTGGTGGCGTGACTAAGGCTTCTGTCCTGGGCCCGGTGGCACTGCCCTTCTTCGCTGTCGAGGGTGGCATAGACAAGACGGTTCAGGCTTTGGACGGAGGCAGTTCTCTGAACAGGTCTCTCGCCGCTGGAACGGTTAATGCCCTGACTGCTGCCACGATCATGAAGTTGGCCGGTGGCAACCCAAAGGCAGGCGAAGCTGTCTACAATTCGTTCCTTAAACTAGCAGCGAAGAAGGCAGCCACAGGGACAGGCATGGGCACTGCCTTTGGTGCTACTGATTTGGCCATAGACAAGTTCATCCTGAACAAGAACATGACCTGGGGCCAGGCCGGCCATTCGATGCTGAGCTCCATCAAAACGATGCTGGGGTATGAACTGGCCGGTGGCATCAAGCCGGCCAGGATGCTGTTTGAGGGGAAGCAGATCGCGGGTCAGTATGCATCTCCAGAAGATGCCCATGCCGACATCGTGCCCAAACTGGTGGATGCCTACGCCTCTGGGGACAAGAAAGAGATCGACCGTCAATACGCTAAGCATCAAGCCGTCGTCTACGCCCAGCAGGCAGGCATCCCATTCAAGGGGGCCAAGGCCGTTTCTGGCGCCGAGCAAATACCTCATGCCCTACGTGTGGTTGAGGCATCCAAACCTACAGAGGAGGCTACCAATGCCAGCGAAGTCGAAGGCACAACTCCGGTGGGTGAACAGCCCGGCGGGGCACAAGGCCCTGGGGGAGAAGGGCGTGAAGGAGTGGGACAAGGCGTCGAAGGGGAAGCATCTCCCGGAGAAGGTGAAGCACCCAAAGAAAAAGGCAAGACGCTAGACGAGATGGCTCCGACCATTCCGGCTGCACTGAAGGACCGGTTCCAGGAGGACGTTGCCGCCGGTAAGCGGCACGATGCCGATCTGGCCGACCTGGAAGCCGAAGCCCAGCGCCGGGAGGGAATCTTCCGCAAGAAGATCAAGCAGAGGGTCTTCGCCGCCAAGGGAGGGAAGGGAAAGCCCCCCTCCGAGAAGGAGATCGACGCCTTCATCCAGCGGGATGCCAAGAGCAAGGACGAACATGATGCCATCCAGTCCCGGAAGGTTTTCATCGAGGTTCAGCGGGAAGCCAACGAGAAGGCCAGAGAAGCAACCGCAGAGAAGTGGCGCAAGGTTGTCCCGGAAACGCAGGGGCAGGAGCCGGAAGCCGAGGAACCGAAACCCGCGAGTGAAGCGCCTACCGCCGTTCCCGAGGCTCCGGAAGAGAACCCCGAACCGGCGAAGGCTGAGGAACCTGTCCGGGCCCCTGAAAAAAAAGAGGAACCCAAGGTTGAAAAGCGGGTGAAGGGAGAGAAGGTCAAGGTCACCTCTCCCCCTCCCCCTGTGATACAGCAGCAGCAGACTCCCGCTGCTGCCGCGCCCGGCACCGGGGCTCCGATCCCTGCCGCCCTCCAAGGGAAGCGTCGGGTCGGCGACACCTTCTTCATGGATCCGTCCGAGATGGTGGTGGATCCTGAGCCCAAGGGCACTGAGCCCAAGGACACTGAGGCCAAGGAACCCGTTGCCGAGAAGCCCAAGGCCAAGACTCCGTTTAAAAAGGAACAGCCTAAACCCGAAGAACCAAAGCGGCCCGTTACCGTGCAAGCGGAACGTACGTTGCCCAAGGAACTGTCTTCGGCCAAGCCTCGTTTCAACGTGGGCATGAACAGTTACCTGCCTGTATTTGAGAACCCCATCGACAAGGCTTTGTTCATCGTTGCGCAGAAGACGCCCAGCAAGTCGGACGCCAAATACATGGATTGGCTGCGAAGCCATTTCCCAGAGAACAGCGACGAAGAAATACGTAGCATGGGGTCCAAGGTCAGGGGCGAGATCAAGAGGTTAGCCAAGGGGGAGGCAGGCACCATCGCCATCCCTGACCAGGGACATGCCGAAAACCCCGGAGAGGTTAAGATCACCCCTAGAGCCAAGGCCAAAGAGAAGGTCCAGGAGACACTTCCGGGGGACGAGAACAGTGCCGCTCGCCACCAGGCTTACCAGAACGGCGTTACTCCAGATTCGTCCACAGAAGACATCGTGGCCGCTGCCGTCACGCCACCAAAGTCCATGGTTGACCCAGAACGTGGTGCCGTGAGTGTCGCCCTGCCCGACAAGGCAGATGTCGGTAAGGTCTTGGAAACCATCTGGGACCGCATCAAAGATGGGTTCAAGGGACTTGGCCCAAGTCCAAATGATCGGGTGCGCAAAGCCACGGCCATGCTGAACATGTACGAATCTCTGGCCAAGGCCAACCGGGTGCAGATGCCGTTTATTGAAGGCCGCCCTGACCCAGAGGTTGCCTCGTCCATGATCGGTGGCAGGCCGCCCTTGCTCGAAAAAGATTCCAATGTGTCCGTGCTGGGCCAGAGTTTCCGATCCCCGCACTTCCTTGGGCCCGGGGAACGTGCCTATATCATCGACCGCATCATCGCTGACAGCCACGAAGCATCTCTCACTGACGCCCACTCCAGGGTCGTCCGAGACACCCTCAAAAAAGAGGGGATCAAGGATGATTCGGAGATGATCGACAAACGCATGTCGCCTCTCCACGACGAAATCACCAAATTGGTGCGCCGGCTCGCCCCCCTCACAGCACAACGCCGTAGCAAGGAAGCAGAACTTCTCAAACAGAGGCGACGGGTTAGCCAGCACATCCTTCGTGATATGGAAGAACGCGCCCAGGCCAGGGGCAAGAAACTGGACCACGACGATCTGCTCAAGGCCATGGACAAAGCAGAGAAGGCCCCCGAGGTCCAGGCTGCAAAATCGGATCTCGCCTTGTTCGATAGCGTCCACCAGCAGGACATGGAAGCCGACATCATCGCCAAGAACGACCTCTACGATAAGGCTCAGAAAGAGATTCGTGACATCGCCAAGGTCTCCCCCGATACCCGGGTGGCCCTTTGGATGGAGCCAGAAGCCAAGCGCCCGTATTGGCTCGAAGAAATGATGAAGCCCAACGAGATCAGAGCCGCCGAGCGCCTGACGGAACTGAACGCCAAATTCCGAGACGCCGGCAAGAAAGTGGGCCTCGCTATGCGAAACGAGGAATACATCACGCACCTGTTCAGGCCAATGGAAGCCTACCTTGCGGAGACCACCGCAGAAGGTCGTAAGGCCCTTCAGGAAGTCCTCGACTTCCAGCACCGGGACGATGCCAGCATGAACCTCATGCCCAGTGTCCATGCAGCCATGAGCTACTACATCCCAACCATTTCCAGGAAACTTGCGCGTCAACCCCTGCTCAACAAGTGGATGGGGCAACTCAACGACCAGGGGCAGAACGCTTACCAGGACCCCAACAGTAAGTTCTACGCCAAGAACTTCGGTGACTGGCTGGAACGAGAAATCAAGGAAATGCAGTACCCACCGCACCCTGATGTGGTAGACCGGACCTTGGGATGGATCAAACAGGCTGAGATGACCAAACTATTGGCCGCAAATCCCAGGGTCGGCGTGAAACACGCCGTGTCCAAACTGGCGAACAACTTAGCCTTCCACCGTTCCTACACTGCCCCAGCCATGGGCGAGTATATGGTCAACCTCGCCCGCAGGGCCGAGAACCTTCCGCTGATAGGCACAGCATTCAAGAACACGACCGGCAGGGTTCTAGACCTTACCGGGCACCTCAGCGCCGAGGACCAGGCCAAGGTCCAGATTCTCATGTCCAATCTGGTGCAGCGCCGGCAGATCATGGCCGCGCTGAACGAAGACCCGCTGATGGCCAAATACCAGCAGCCTTTGTTCAATTCGTTCTTCGGGCACGGAGCCCGGGGCATGGCCGAGAACGTGTTCAAGGGAGCCAGGAAGGTCAAGCGTATCGCGGGGTTCCCTGTGTCCCAGATCGAGGCCATGGAGAATTTCGTCAACGTGGCAGCTTCCCTCCAGAGAGGCCAGGATGTCGGTCTGTCCCAGGAGGATCAGATCCGTGGAGCCATCGGGAACATCCTGGATATCTCCCAGCGTGGCGGGGCAGACGCTTCCCGGTTCACCAAAAGCAAGGTGGGTGCGTTGACGGCCCTTACGCAGACGCCTACCAAGATGTACGAACTCTACGCCCAGACCATCAAACGCGCCGTTAAGGGCGAGAAGGACATCTATGGGACCACTGGAGCAACCGACCTGATCTCCATGATGGCCGTTCATGGAGCCCTGATCGCCTTGGGGGAGAAGTCCGGGAAGATGGTTGGGAAGCGAGGGCTAAAACTCTACCACATGCTTTACCACCCACCCGCAATGAACCCAGAGGTGGCCAGTAAATACGCACAGTACGCCTACCACGAAGCCATGGCCCATTCCGGGGTCGGTGGGAAGCAGCATGAGCGCGAGGCGCTGAGGCTCAAACTTTCGGGAGACGGGGATATTCGTAATTTGATAACCCTGAGCACTATTGGTGATATTGGCAGCGACATCAAAAACCTTTCCAATGCGCCGATGGCTTTTGCTAAGGGCTTGCCTGCCGTCCAGCAGTGGGCAGCCCTGGCAGGCAAGGTCCCCCACTCGTACGAATCCAAGTTGCATTACTTGGCCGGCGTGAAGTCAGAGGACTACGAGAAGCGCATGGAGAACCTAAGCGTGATGAAGGGGAAGAAGGAATACCTCAACCAGCAGAGGAAGGCAAAGCGTCCCTTGAACGAGTGACCCCTTGCCCGAACTCCAGCATCGCCTATACTGACCTTGTTGGAGTAGAGCCCAGCACAAGCCACATCTCGCCCATCCCGGCCATCGTCCTCCTTGCCCATGCAACATGGGGCTCTACCAAGGGGGAGTGGCCGGGACTTTTGCCCAGTCAGGGGCAACGTGCCCGAAAATCCATCCACTGATCTTGTCCATATGGAGGGACTATGAACCGATCCGAAGAAGCCCTAGAAAAGATCGCCAAACGCATGTGGTGGATCTCGTTTTGGCTATTCATGATTGCGTTTCTGATGCCCAACCCGTGGTGTCGCAAATGAGAGACATCTACATCGCTAGGGGCTCTGGGCTCGGGGACGTTCTCATGCTGGCCGGCGCGGCGAAGGCTATCTCTGCCCGTGGGTTCAACGTACACCTGGGGACCATGCCGGAATTCGAGCCGTTGCTACGCCTATGCCCGCACATTGCCTCCATCAACACTGGCTACTGCGGCTGGTATAAGTGCCTGGATGATTGCCTGTATGGCATAGCCGGGGTTCACCAGACAGATGCCTACCTGAAGGCGCTGGGTGTCGAGGAACCAGACCCTGAGATGAAACGGATCGAGCTTCGACCAGACATCAATGCCCAGACGGCCATCGAACCCCTGGTTCATGGTCCACACCTCGCTGTTTTGCACCCAGCTCTGACCGACCCCAACCGGACTTGGCCCATGGCACACTGGCAACGCTTGGCCGATCTGCTCAAGGAGTCCGGTTACACGGTCGTCCAGATCGGGCGTGATGGCCACAACAAGGGCGCCCACACCTTAAACGGTGTGGTCCAGGCCACCAACCTACTGAGCCTCACAGAGACGCTGGAGATGATCAGGGCGTCCGAAGTATTCATCTCCACGGACTCAGGGCCGGTGCAACTGGCCGGCGCCACCAAGACCCGTATGGTGGTGATCTACTCTTCGGTAGACGGTCGGCACAGGATCCCCTTTGGATCCAACGCTGCCATCGTCCAGGCACCTTGCGCCATGGCCGGTTGCTACCGGTTCATGCATGAGCCTTCGATCTGGCAAGAACATGTCAAGCCGGATCTGAATGATACCTTCCAGTTCTGGTGCCCAGCCAAGGACAACTACGGGTGCCTTGGCCGGGTCACGCCAGAAATGGTGATGAGCGCGATCTAGAGGTGCAGTTCCGCAGGGATGGCTTCGACAGCGGATTCCTGATGAACCATCTGCCCTGTCTCCGGGTCACGAACAAAGCCAGCCTGGGCAAGAATGTCCAGACCCGCCTGATCGTTGGGAGAGAGTTTCTGTTCTTTGTACGTCTTATTCCATTGTGTTGCTCCCATCATGGCCTTCCCTACATCGGCCTTGGCCTTGTCTTCTGCTTTCAGCAATAGTTTGTGGATGCCGGTGAACAGTGCCTTGATCTCCTCCTCGCGGTTGGTGATGGCCGCTTTTTCTTTGGTCTCCCACGTTTCCAGACGGGCCTTGAGTTTGCCGATCCAGACCCAAAACGGGGCGCCCAGGAAGAGACCGGCGATGACGGAAATGACGATGATGAGCAGGATGTTCACTGGACGCCTTCTTCAGAGGTGAGCGCGGGGGCCTCGATGGGGGCCGGCTCGGGTTCGGGGATGGTTTCGGGTTCAGGGGTCGGGTCAGGTGCCGGGTCGGTCGGTTCTTCAGTGGGCAAGGCTTCGTCTTCCACGGGCGGTTCTTCGTTCAGGAAGACAGGTTCAGCGATGGCCTGGAGTGGGCACAGGCACCACCAGGCGGGCCCTCCGCAGGACTGCATGGCTGCATCCAGGGGGACGATCTTCTTGCCGCAGTTCGGACATGTTTCCATTGAGTCCTCCAGGCCCGGGATGGGCATCAGACGCTTTAGTTTACACGCAGCAAAGCAACCCAGCCTCGCGTGTGTGGGTTGCCGTGCTTCGGGGTCCGAATCACTCAGCGCGACGGGTTCCCCAGCGGAACTCCAACGGGCCTGGTAAAGTATAGGTCGTTTAATCGAGTAGGTCAATAGTGCCGAGTTGATTATTTATAATTGATATCACTCGTCTTCACCATCGGACTCATCTTCTCGCCCCTGGGTCACTTCGGGGTTTTCTTCCACCTCCCGGTCAGGGGAACCGGCGTCTTCGTCCCGGTCATTGTCCATTGAGCGGGGTTCGTAGTCTGGGGTCATGGCGGCAAGCCTTTCTCTGAGGTTCTTCATGCTTGATAGCAACTGGTTGGGGCTGTTGGCGTTGAAGGTCATGCCATGTCGGCTGGCGATCTCGGCCAATTCTTCCAGGCGGGTCTTGGGTCTTGGGCCGATGAACTCCACGCCGGCCAGCATGTGTTCGGCCATACGGGACATGCCTTGGACGCGCCGATGGGATCTCGGCATCTTGATCAGTCCGACAGAGGCCATCCAGGATGGTTTGAGTTTCACTTCTTGCATGGTTCAGTCTCCTTGAGCCTGATATGGGTTCGTTCGATGAGAACCTGATGGATTTCGTCCAGAATCCCGCCACCTTTTTCCACCCAGTGCCAGTCCAAAATGCGGTCATGCATGGCCTTGAACACCTGGACCTCTTCGACCGGTCGGGCGTAGTAGCATTTCTTGCCATCGACAAACAGGGTATTCCCCTGCCGGCGCCAGAAAAGCATCCACCCCAGGGCGGCGCACTGCAAGTCCTCTTCTGGGGTGTCCCAGATAAACAGCGGGTTGGTTAGATGCGCAGGGTAAAGCGGAGCAACCCCTAGATCAAGGCCCGACTCCCAATCGTCTTCCATCTCTGATCTCCTTTGCTGCTTTTAAAAACTGTACCATTGCGAACTCGTACGCCGTTTTGCCTTCTGGTGTGTTAATCCATAGCGGCGGCAATTCATCCCTTGGCGGTTGACTTCATCCCCGGCCTGAACGCCGGGGCTTTCCGCCCCCTCTCGCCTCTCCCCCTTGGCGGGTAAGAGGCGGTGAAGAAGAGCTGGCTCATCTGATCTCCCTTAAGGCATGGAACTGTCTCAGGAGGTCATCCTTGCGTTCCTGGGCCATGTTCCGGGTGTAGTCCAACTCCCACTTGAACTGGGTCTCCATGATCTCCCAGGATCTTGCGGGAGGGTGGTAGCCCTGGTCTAGCCACTGCTTCCACATGATCAAATGTTCGGCCACGAACTTACCTTGGCCGTAGCCCTCGGACTCTGTGTGGGAATCGCCGTGGAACCGAATATCCAGCGAACGTCCTGTAACCGTCATGGCGTTGGTCCTGGAAAGAACGTCCACAAAGAACATCCAGTCGCCGCTGACGTAGTTGTAGTTGCCCATCAACGGCAGGTATTCGCTGCGAAACACGGTCCCCATCATGGGGCATTGGTGGTGGGCGAAGATGTCTTCAAAGGTCACGGTCCTTGACGCTCCTTCCATCCAACTCACGCCGGCCTCGGGGTGGGCATCCAGAAGTTCAATGCATGGTCGCAGAGCCCCAGGAAGCAGGCGGTCATCATCGCACATGGTCGTTGCGTATTCCCCAGCGGCGTTCTCTCTGAGAATGCGTGATGCTTCTGGCAGGTTGTTCTCATCCAACCGCCACCATCTGAACCGGGTGTACCCCAGGGACTTCAGGTAGTCCGATGTCTCTGGGGTGCTGCCGTTGTCCACGATGAGCAGTTCCAGGTCAACATCCTGCGTCAGAATTGAGGCAACGGCCTCGGGTAGCCACTGGATCCTGGGATGTTCGGGACTGTGCCACGTGGACATCAAGACTGAGATTTTAGGGTTCATCACACCCACCAAAAAAGAGGAGGGCCGGGATTCACATCCTGACCCTCCAGAACTGTGGCTGGTTGAGTTACTTGTTCGGCTTGGGATCCTTCCGAAATTCCCGTTCTGGGGTGGGCTGGGTATTCGGCTGAAAGATCGGATCCGCATCCCGTTCGATGCCCAGGTTGTGCGTGTACCGCATGTAGGCCGCTGGGTCCGCAGGGTCGAACGGCGGGGGGCAGGGCTTCTTCTCGGCCATGGTCCCTCACTTCCCCTTGGCAGACGAGTCCTTGACGCCGTTGAGCTTGTACTTCGTGGTCGCCTTCTTGACCTTGATGGGCTTGCTCCCGGGCTTGGGGAGGGTGTCCATGGCCGGCTTGTTGGCCATCTTGTTGCCCTTGCTGCTGTGCTTGGGCGCCTTCATCGACTGACTTCCGTTGAGAAAACCTGACTTCGCCATCGCTGGCCTCCGTGGAATTAGGCCGGGAACCCCCCAGCAAGGGTCCTGCAATGGAACCTATTGTATGCCTCATAGTGTTATCTCGGAGTCGGAAATAAAAACCTCAAGGTAGGGCTTTCGTCCATTGGGAAGGGGAGCGTTCTTGACTTCCAACCGTAGGTGGTCGTCATCATCGTCCAGGATGAGCCCGTGGCCAATCCGATCCCTGACCCACGGCTGGCCGGATTTCGCGCCACCCTTGTAGATCCCAGACTCATGCTTCGATGGCCTAAGAACATCCACCACTACCTTGACGCTGGAATAAAGGTTATCTCGGTCGAGTTTCTTGATCCCGTGGCGCAGGATAGTCACCCAGCGCTTCCCAGAGGGCCGGGTGATGTCTAGGAACCCATCGGCACCCCTGACCAGATAGAACCACTCCAGAAGCACCTGGTGGTATCTGGCCCAGTGCATACGCAGGAGGATGTTGCCCGACTTGGGCACCTGGGGAATGCTTAGGCACCAGGTGCCCTTGCCCGTTTCTCGGTCAGGTTCAGAGTGCATCAAGGACATAGATCCCCACTTTTGGGCAAGATCAGTGATTGACACCGAGGGCTTTGCGAACCTGCTTCGTGCCCATGGGCGTAAATTTTCAGGTTCGACATTTGCCCTCCTTGGGCGGGATGGATCTTGGATAGGATCAAGCCTGGGTGGGGTTTAGGACACTAGCGATTGTTGGTTAGGGCACGGCGAACAACGGCTTCGCGCATTTCAGGTTCGATGCCCGCGAGGAAGAACTGAGGACCGTTCATGATGGAATCGACGCACTGATCACGCTCCAGATCCTGGATGTCCTCGACCATGAGGAAGAAGGGACCAGCGATGTCCTCGGCTTCAGCCTGGGTTTCAACCCGGTCCACCACCATGAACACCGCCTCCTCCTTGGGGTGCTGGAGCACTACCATCCATGGACGGTTCAGGTAGAGGGGCGGGTTTTCTTTTTTGACGATTACCCATTCCATGGGTCCTCCTTTTGGACATTACGCGATTTGGATGAGGGGCCGGATCTGAACCCAGGCTCCAAGGTTCATGGTTTTGGACCTGATCAGGCCGTGGCCTGGGTTGGATGTTCAGCGGCCCATTTCGCGGCCATGCGCTCGGCCTCGGCGCGGGTAAAATTGTAGGCGCGGCCGCGCTGTTCGCACGATTCAGAGCCATCGTCTGGAAACTCGTTGGGGTTGCTAGTTCGGATGCCTCCGATGGCATCCCACTCGGCCAGGGATTTCCACAGGCACCCCATGCGGACCCAGGGCACCCCGGAATCCGTTACCACGGCCCAGCATTGGTATGTGTAGAGGCCAGAAAACACGGCCATGGCAGCGATTTTACCGGCATCGCGCAGGGTGGCACCGATCAGGTTGGCACCGCGCAGGTTGGCACCGCGCAGGTCGGCATCGCTCAGGTTGGCACCGCGCAGGTCGGCATCGCTCAGGTTGGCCCCGCTCAGGTTGGCACCGATCAGGTCGGCATCGCGCAGGTCGGCATCGCTCAGGTTGGCCCCGCTCAGGTTGGCACCGATCAGGTCGGCATCGCGCAGGGTGGCACCGATCAGGTTGGCACCGCGCAGGTTGGCACCGATCAGGTCGGCACCGCTCAGGTCGGCCCATCTCAGGTCGGCCCCGCGCAGGTCGGCCCCGCGCAGGTTGGCCCCGATCAGGTTGGCCCCGCTCAGGTCGGCCCATCTCAGGTCGGCCCCGCGCAGGTCGGCCCCGCGCAGGTTGGCCCCGATCAGGTTGGCCCCGCTCAGGTCGGCCAAGCAGCCATTTTTGTGAGAGGCCAGCGCGGTGGCCAGTTCGTCAGGGGTGTATTTTTGCATCGCCATGGTGGCTCCATTGGTGGGGTGGTGCAGATGGACATTACGCGATTTGGATGAGGGGCCGGATCTGCTTCCAGGTCTGTTTTTCTTTGGCTTCGGATTGCTTACTCATGGGATCAACACCTTGTCATCCTCGGTGCGGAGGCGCGGGGGTTCAGACACAACCGGGCCCATGCCAGTCTGGGACAGGATGCAGTCCATGCTCCCGGCCACATTAATGACTTCCTTCAACGCTTTCTTGAACACCTCCCACGATGCGGTCTTGTCAGGGGCCAGGGCAAGGTCGCGCACGGCGGAACCGGTGGCAGCTTCGATATTGGCGATGGTCACTTCGACCATGGGGCTCAGGGCGCCGGCTTCGTCGTTTTCGTGCCTGCCCCTCAACTCCAGGTGCGCAGCCCGCAGCGCCAGCCGGTCCAGGCTGTTTTTCAGAGACTGGATCGTATCGACCGGGAAGGAATCTTCGGCCACCAGGATCATCTCCACCACGGAGCAGAGGCGTCCCAGTTCCTCGCTGGCGAAATGGGCGAACTTCTGACAGGACGGGAAGACCTTCTTGCCTCCCTTGTTTACGGTCGGGGCGAAGTCCGCAGGGGCCAGTTCCTTGGCCGCTTCCCGGTCCTTGGCCCCAGTCCCCTTGGGCCGACCTGGCTTGCGCTTCTCGACCGGTTCCAGATCGGCCTGCACCTTGCCAGCGTTCGCGTCCAAGTAAGCCTGGGCTGCGGCTTCGACCGCCGGGTTACCGGCGCCATGGACAATGCTGATGGAGTTTTCGGGTTCAGGGAGGAGGCTACCTGCTTCGGAATCGAAGGTTGGAGGTTCCGGGTCATTGGCCGGGGCATCGAAGTCCATGTCGAAGGTGTCATCGGCAGGGACCTCGGACTCGGGGATCCATTCTTCTTCGGTGACAGGAACGGTCCCGGTCTTCTCGGCCAGGGAAAACTCCGGTTCGGGCATTAGATCAGTGATGGCCTGCCAAGACTTCCTGAAGGCCGGCCAGAGGTCATTGTTGGTGGCGTCCTGGAAGCGGGTGCCGATCACAGCACGAAACTCTTCAATAGCCCGGGGCCACTGGAAGTTCCAGGTCATGGTCTCGCCGTCATCCTCCACATCCAGCAGGCACGGGTGCATGAGCATCTTGTGGGCCATGGCCCAGGCGCAGCGGTTGGCGTGGAGTGCGTCTGCCAACTTGTAGACCTTGGGGTCTTTGGGAAACTCTTTGCAGGTGCATTCATTGAGGAAGGGAGTGGTCTGGACGGTGATGCCGGCCTGGTCCCAGATCAGGCTGGGTTCGCTGGGGAAGTCGGTGGCGAACAGGCCCATAATGGCCAGGGCGTTGTGGGTGACATCGTGTTCCTTCTGGAGAAGGAGAAACCCCTTCAAATGGGCCAGGATCTTGGGGTGGTTGGCGGCAAGTTCCGCTGTGGTAGGCATTTATCCCTCCTCTGAGGTAGAACGGTTGCGGGCATTAGCCCGTGCTCGGTTGATCCTGGCTTCCTTCTCTTGGAGGTACCGTTCCCGAATGGGTTGGACCAGGACATTGAAGATGGCGTCTTGCCGCATCATCTCGGCCTTTTCGCAGTAGGCTGACCCACAGGTAGCGACTGGAATAATTACGGTGGAGAGAGATGTTGACGGGTTCACTGGTGGGTGAATGATATGCGGGTTGGGTGGGACGGTTCTGATGGTACGGTAAGTGTATGCCTCTGCCCCGCACACATAGCAGATGAAATACTGGTCCTTGGGGACATCCGGCCTACGTGGTGGGAAGGCTTCTGCCAGGGGTCGCACTACGTCACCTTATGCAAACGAAGATCGGGTAGACCGTTGGGAATCATTGCGTCTGGGGAAAGCCCTGTGAGGCGGCTAACCAGTCTGTAACCATAGAAAGTTGATTTCTCCATGTCCTCCAGACACCGGTTGCTGGTCCAGAACACACGGCACTCCCAGTTGTAAAGTTCATCAACTAGAAGTTCCAACTGTTCCGTGGTGTAGCTCCCCTCCTTGATGGACTCCATCCCCAGGTCATCCAGGATAAGGACTCTGCTTTCGGCGTCTCGGGTGGCCCAATGGACCAACGCCTCGACCGAAGCCTGGGGATCAAGCCATTCCCTGCGGCTGGCGAAAGACTTCATCTTGGAGGCGTATGCCGGCCAACCAACCCACTTGAACTGGGTCTTGGGCTTGGGGTGGACCACTCGGTAACCCTCAAATGACCTGTCTGACGATTCCTCCATCCGGCTAGGGCCCGCATCGGTCCAGTCCCGGACCAATGTGCTCTTGATGGCCTGGACGATGGCGCAGGACTTCCCAATACCACCTTCACCAACCAGGCCGAACGGTTGGGCAGGGAAGGACTGGAAGCACTTCAGCGCATGTATTTCCTTGGGAACACGGTTGGGGACTGCTTTCTGCAACCTTGGTGGGACGCCCATCTCCATGAGCGCCGTATGCATTTTGGATGAGAACCCATCGGCCATTTCGGATTCAAAGGTTTCCTCGAATTCCAAGTTTTTGGCCATCATCCTATTCTGCGTGGGACCGGGAAAGAAGGCGGCTGTTGCTGGTGGCAGGGGCATCATTAATCCCTTCAGGGGGTAGGTTCATGGGGAGGAAGGAGCGACCGTCAAGCCACTTGACTAGCTGGGGCAGATATTTGTCCTCGCTGGTCTTGGCCTTGAGCCTTGCGGCAGCAGTGAGGATCATACCGTCCGTGGCACCTTCCTGAAGGACTTCCATGTAGAGGGTGGCGGTATCAGAGGGTTTGAAGTTCTTGGTGCGTCCAAAGAGCCCCGCAACCCGCCAGTAAGCATCGTAGTGGTCTCCAAGGATGTCCTGAATCGATGGCCCTTTGGGGGTTTCTGCCTTGGGGACTTTGATCTTCTTCTGCTTCACTACTGTTTTTGCGCCTTCCCCTGTGATGGGGATCAAAAATAGGCAGTGGGGGCAGCTCAAATATTTTTCTTCCCGTGCCATTCCCACCTCTTTCTAGGATAGTAGGTTGCTTTATTCCCTGTCCCCAGGGCGTTGAACGGTTTGGGCCAAGGTGAGTTGGCCCTTGATCTCACGATCATTGACCACACAGAAAGCAGGTAGTCCGACCCCCGTAATCAAAACTTCAGCCCCTTGGGTGATCCACGACAGGGCTTTGATGTTGGCTTCGCCCTGAACGATAACCCTTTCCTTGAACGGGACGTAGGCCCTCTTGCCTGTGCGGTCCCAGGTTGCACCCTGAACCAACACCTTGAACAAGAGCCAAGGCAGAGGGTCGGAGCCAGAACCATCGATGGAAACAACGATGCCTCCGATGATGCGATGGGAAACATTGATAGTCATCGTGCCGTCTCATGGGTGGCCGACAAGAACCCGTGGCACAAGAGCGACTTCCCGGTGTCCTTCACCTGGTATAGATGACCGAAACAGGTGAAAAAGTCGAGGGGGTCCAGAACCTCGTCAAAATTGAGATCAGGCACCCTCTTGAGGATCAAGAACGGGACCAGCCGTGTGTCTTCGTGGTGGTTGAGCTTGATCAACTCGTAGGTGTGGTCCTTGATTTGGAGGCGGTCCCCCGGGGACAGGTTAGGGATCAGGATGCTCATGGGTTATCCAATCTTCAGCCGGTTGACCATGTTCTGCATCCCGGTAGCGAGCATGAGTTTCTTCTCGTCTGGGTGTTCGGTGCCGGTGAACATGATGTCGCGTAGCACCTGATCACGCATCTCCAGGGTCTTGGTTTTGGCCGTGGCAGGGTCGATGCCTTGTTTCTCGTAAGCGGTCTGGAAGCGCATGCAGGATGCCTTCAGCGCCTCGGACGCAGACTTGGCGTATTCCGGGGAACCGGGCTGGGGTAGATCACCAGTGGGATTCTGGATCCCACCCTGCCCCACCTCGGGAGTCTGGGTCGTATGGGTCGTCGCAGGCGATGTAGTGGTGGTAGGGTTTCCGGGTTCCTTGGCCGCAGCCTGAGCGGCCTTTGCCTTGGCCTTTGCCGCACCCGCCTTCAGCACTTCGATCTGGTTTGCCATATCGGTCAAAACGGTCTTGGCCGGTTCGGGCCCGTTCTTCCGGTCTCGCCACTTCTGAGACTCGCCGTTGAACAAGTCGGGATGTCCTCCGTCCTTGAAGGCATAGTAAAGGTCGGTCCCCAGCATGGAAAACGCTCCCCGCTCAGAGATGCCCCAACCACGGTCGTCTTTGAGCCCAACAACGGGCTCTGCATCGATGATTTCAGGTTCCTGGGTGGTCGGCGGCAAAGAGGGTAAAGAAGCTCGGGGGCGGCCTTTGGCTGGGGTCGGGTTGTCATCTTGGTTGTCTGCCTGGTCCATCTCTTCCTTGGTGTATAGCCCCGAAAGTTCTTGAGGGAAAGCCTTACGCAGCCCCAGGGCTTCCGCAACCTTGGATATCATGCCGCTGGGCATCTTCGCCCACATTGGGGTCAACCCACCGTCCTTCTTGGTCTGTTTGTATTCGGACCAGACGGCGACCCCCCACATGGGTTCCTTGAAGTCACGGCGCAGGATACCAACCTTTGCCGCAGCGGGGGGTTTGGAGTCGAGCCAAACATCGACCCACTCTTTCCCATCTGCGGTCCAGAACGGTCCCACTTGACCAGCGTATTTGCCGGTGCGTTCCGCGACTAGACGCTGCCCGTCGATGCTGGTCTGGACCCCCATGATTTCCTTTTGCTGCCTGGCGTCCCACCTCTTGATGGCGTAAATCTGACGGGCGAATGGGTCTAGCCCGGTACGTTGGCAGACTTGGACGAACAACGCCAGTTCGTCATCCGTGGACCCCACGCAGATAGTCCGCTTGATGAGGTCCACCTTCTCTGGGGAGAATTCTCCAGCAGAGGTGTTCACTTGCGCTGACTGCACTATGTTCAACTGCCCGTTCATCATCGGCCTCCTAGCCTGATTTCTTCTTTGATCTTCAGCCCTGGATACTTCCCGGGCTCAACCTTCGTGATGTCGCCGTGGAGAGTCGCCTTGAGGTATTTCCCCAGGGCATTGAGTTTGGACGGGTCAGGTGAGCAGTGGATCCGCTCCACTTCTCCCTCATTGACCACCTCGACCACCCACAGGTAGGACGTTCGGCTGCCAACGGCGGTAACAGGAGCCACGTAGTTGGGCATAACGACTTCGGGCATAACGACCCTCTGCGGGGCCAACGCCACGTTGCGCATGGATTCCTTGACATCTTCCCTGGCAGCAGACACCGAACCCTCCATGAGCGCGGCAAGGAAAGGGTCCTCTTCGACCTCGGCCAGTTTCTCCTTGGCCGCTTCTAGTTCGGCTCTGGCTGAATCTTCCGCTTCCCTGACCAGACGTTGGCGTTCTTTCTCTGCCTCAGCCTCCAGACGCAGGCGTTCCGTTTCCTGGGCTCGGAGTTGTTCGCGCTCCCGCGTTTTGAAGGCGAGCATCGGCTGCTCGTAGCGGGCGATCTCGGCGTCAACCAGAGCCGTGGCGTCCTTGAATTTGCCATCGATGTAGCGCCCCAGATCCAGAACGGGCTCTTTGAGCTTCTTCCGCTTGGACTCAAGTTCCGACTTGATGGATTTCAGGGAGGCATACCCCTTGTCTGCTTCCTGGTAGTCATCGGCAGTGTTGACAACCACCACTTGGCCCTTGGCCGGCAGGACCAGACCGGTTACCGCCCTGTCAGCCTCGGCCCGGATGGCAACCGGCGCCAGATCGGCAGGGACGATCTCGCCAACCTGTGCCTTCACTTCTGCCAGCTTCTCCATCGGGAGGATGAATTCGGCCTCAGCCATGAGCTGCTCGTCAGTCGGGTTCGACTTGAGAAAGTCTGGTTTCGAGTAGAGGTGGTTCCGCTGCGCCTTGTACTCATCGCCTGGCAATAGCGTGCGTATCCGGTCGCGTACGTCTTCGTGCGCTTTAGCCATGTGTGGCCTCCTGTATTCAGTGTATGGTTTTATCTGGTATCGCGCAAGGCTATTATTTCACCAATCGCCAAGGACAGCATTGACCTTTTCGTTGATCCACACGGCGTTGGCCCGTTCCGTGTTGTCTTCCTCTGTGTCTGATTGGTCTAAACATTCAATCTGCGTCTTGCTGAAAACCTGGATGCAAACAAGCGCATCTCGGTAGCGGGTCTTCTCACCCTTCTCCACTTCAAGCGTCGCCTCCAGTCCCGCGACCCTGGCGACCAACTGCCGCTCCAGGGTGCTGGCGACCGTCAGCCGACACTTGAGAGCATCGGTTTCCGCGACCTCGGCGTCATACAGAGACAAGACATAGCCAAGATCCCGATGGCAGAATTTCCACGCCGGGTTGTCATCCTTGGGGTTCGCGCTGGCATGGGCGGCACGAATTTGTTTCAGTTCAGGCATAGCGTCTCCTGGACAGGTGCCTACTTGATGACTTTGAAACCCTTCGGAATTTTGATGCCCTTGAGGTCGCAGCCCCTGAGATCCAGGTAGCCGCCGATCGTGGTGGGCAGCGTGATGCCCTTGAGGTCGCAGCCCCTGAGATCCAGGTCGCCGCCGATCGTGGTGGGCAGCGTGATGCCCTTGAGGTCGCAGCCCCTGAGATCCAGGTAGCCGCCGATCGTGGTGGGCAGGGTGATGCCCTTGAGGTCGCAGCCCCTGAGATCCAGGGATCCGATCGTGGTGGGCAGCGTGATGCCCTTGAGGTCGCAGCCCCTGAGATCCAGGTAGCCGCCGATGGTGGTGGGCAGCGTGATGCCCTTGAGGTCGGAGTCCCTGAGATACAGGTCGCCGCCGATCGTGGTGGGCAGGGTGATGCCCTTGAGGTCGCA